TTCTTTTCTTTATGAGGAATAATTTTTAGTTGAGCTAGAGAAATGATTGGTTCTTTGTATTCTTCTGGATCTACTGCTTCCACTAATCCCCATTCTACTAATAATTTTACAATCATGTTACGACGACCCAGATCAGTATCGTCTATATCTGTTTCTAGTCCGTCAAGATCTAACATTTCTTTAAAATGCATAATAGCGTAACGTCCTCGTTTGTGGAGAATGTGACAACTCTGATACAGCTTTTTTTCTTTTTTGGACGACACTCCCATGCGGGTAAGTGTTTCTTTGACCTTGAGAAAATCGTCTTTAGATTTTAATTTAATTTCAACTCCAAGGCCATCAAAAATATCTTCGGGTTCCATAATAATCCGCTTTCATTAAAATTTCAGTAACACGGAATTATTTAGGAATTTGGGTATTTGTGCCACCTTGATTCAAACGAGCAAAAATAAGCTTCCAATCGTCTTCTGATATTAGTTCTGCTGCCTGTTTGGCTTTGGTGTGGGAGTACCCGTATAAGGTCTTTAAAGCATCTATACGGTCATTAGATTCGTCCTTGATCCACTTACTGTATCGTTTACGGGCTCGGGCAGACACTCGAAGAAAGTCGTATTGGAGTTTTTTACCCAATCCGGGCAGGCGATTCATTTCATTTGCCAAAAAGATGGTATCCGAAAAGTACGAAAGACCACGGTTGGCTAAAAATGGATTGTACTCCCGTTCGCATCCGGGATCTTCGTCCATAAGTGAAATTTTTGTCTGATTTATGGAATTTAAGAAGTCAAACGGATTCATTCCTTGAACTCACAATTCATCATTAGTTCCACCATAAACGCACACAGGTTAATCTCTGGATCGCTTACAAAAGCTGCTTTATATTGGTATTCGCCTATAATCACAACCGCCTGAGGAATGCTCTTGGGATCTAGATGCTCGTATAAGCCATCGTAGACCTTCCTAAACACGTCCTGAGGGCTGTTGTCTAGATTGTTGGCTACCCACTTACGAATCTCTGTAAAGTTCTTGGTCTTTAAGAACCCCATCAATTCCTTGATGTTAAGTTCTCCAGCCGTGCTAAGGATTCCAATATCAATAACTCCAGCCGCAGAGTACCTCTGGAGTTCATTTAGGGTACGACGAAAATCCGGAAAAAACTTGACGACGACCTTAGACAGCACCTTGAGATCGTACTTGATGCCTTCTTCGTCTAGAATACCCTGACAACGGGACAGAAACTGCTTGGCCAGTTCTGGGCGTTCCTTTGCAGGGAAGTTAAAATCAATAACCGTGCAACGAGAATGGATAGGTTCAATGATGCGATTCTTGTAGTTACATGTCAGGATAAACCGACATGTCTTGGCAAACTCCTCAATAGCTCCACGAAGGGCTGGCTGAATGCTCTGGGCGTTAGAGTAGTCGAACTCGTCCAGAATAACGATCTTCTGCTTGGCCCCTTCTGACAGCGACACCGTACTGGCAAATTGTCGGATCTTGGTTCGTAGGGTATCAATATTACCGTCTTCAGAACAGTTGATCAGAATATAATCTGCGCCTAGTTGGGTACACAGTGCCTTGGCTACTGTGGTCTTACCCATACCGGGCTTGCCTGCTAGAAGCAGATTAGGGCACTCACCAGACTCCACAATACTATTAAACGTGTCCTTCAAGTCTTGAGGAAGTACGCAATGATCAATAATAGCAGGACGATACTTCTCAACAAGAAGTCCAATAGCATCATTTGCAGTTAGCATATTATCCCTTGTAGGTGCTGCTGGCATCCATAGCCACCCAATACGTTAGTGGACGACTGGCGTTTGTAAACTGACCAATCACGCTCTTAGACAGAGCTACGTGATAATCTCCGTCTAACATTTTCATGTTTTCCATCTTGAAGTTAAATGAAAACTCAGCTTCGTTCTTGTTTTCACCAACCTCAATAGAGAACACGTTACAGGTCGGATCCTTGAGATCCTTTACCACAGCAAGCACCTTGTCATCATCAGAAATAAAACACAAATCTGGATTGCCTAGAACAGCACTTGCTCGTTGTAGTTCCTTAAAGTCATCTGCAGTAAGATCAAACTCTACAACAGAATCGATCTTCTTAATGCTCTTGGTTGGATATGATAGGAGCTTAGGATCAGAATAATAGTATTTTACAGTTGATCCACGAGTTCCTGTAATAGTCATGTACTTATCTTGAAACGTAAACTCGGGCTCTTGAAACAGCGAGATTACACCCAGAAGCTTGTTGAGATCCCAAATACCAAATTCGGTATCAAAAGATTCTTCAACCTCCACCTCTGCCATGATGTTTTTGGTAGGAGACATGGTTGTGATCTTGGAACCGGGCTTTACGTACAGATTAGAATTAATACCACTGAAATTCTTAAGAATATTCAGTGTGTCCTTAGAAATTGTTGTTGTCGCTTTAGTCATAATATAAAATTCCTTTATTTGTTAAATCGTTCAAAATTTTCAAAATCATCATTATCAGAAGCATGACCGTGACGTAGATCATTTAACCAACCTTGTTGATTGGGTTTTCGGCCCCGTTTCTTCTTTCGACGGGCTGCAGCCTCTTTTTGTTCACGTCGCCAACGTTCGTATTCCGATTCAGGTTCTGGGGTATACATTATACTTTAAACCCTTTTTGTTTTAATTTTTTATTTGTAATTTGTTGTAATTTAAAAAATTTACTACCATAATTTATGGGTTTATTTTTATACCCTGTATTGTGCCAATGCCAAGAAAAACAGTTTAAAAATAACAGGTCATCTGCGCACGACTCTTCAAACCAACCTTTTGACGCATCAATATCAATTAACCATTCTATATTAAAAAACGAAGAAGGAAATATAGTATATTTTTTTTCTTTATACAATTTTGCAAATAAATCTTTTCCAAATATTGTACTATTTTTTACTATTGGCATATTTAAAATACCGTTTATTAAACGATTAGATAATTCGCTATTTTTCTTTAAAGAAAGAATGGATCCACATGGTCCAAATCCTTCAAAATCAATAATATTTCCCCATTGATACATATATTCTTGGTCTAAAATTGGTTTAAAATCTCTTAAAAATATCATATCCATATCAGACCAAATACCACCATATTTGTGTAAGGCTAATATACGTAATATATCACTTTGAATATAATATTTTGAATCTTTTGCCATTAAATAATTTATTTTATCTTCTAAAACTGTTCCTTTTGCTTCTTTTATTGGATCATAAATTTTAAAATTAATATATTTTTTATATGGCATTAAATGTGGACTATTGCTAACATCATAATCGGACCAAAGAACTAAATTTATTTTTTCTAAATTTTGTGTTGCTAAAAGTGATTTGATACATTCTAATTCTTTTTCGGTTTTAATTTCACTATAGATATGAAAATTAACAATTTCTTCTGGATAGTTATAAGCATTATTGTTTATTTTATCTAAAAAATTATAAGAGTCGATCCAGTTTGTATATAAATTATAATTTTTATCTAAAGAAATATCTATCATAATTAAAAGCTTTCAATATCTGGCATTAATGTTTTTAATTTGTGCTTTATAAAATAATTAAATAATTTATTTTTATTTTTGCCTTGTTGTTTTTTATATTCTTCTAAAATTTGATTTTGTAAATCTTGAGGCACATTACTCATGTCAATCAATGTGCTATTCCTAATATATTTAGGATTTTCATAAAATGTAGATGATTCTGCGTCTTTCTTAATTTGAGCAAGACGCTTTTGTGTGAGTGGTGTTTGTCGTTTACCGTCAGTAACAAACGTATCATCATCACTAAGCATGTTAGGAATACCATCGCTGGAATCGCCGCCCACGATATGCTCAAATAATACTCCACGCGGATCAGCACACGTAAGATATTTATCTGTGGTAGGTCCGTATTGTTCTACGTTTGGAAAAATTTGTAATTGCTGAAAATCCTTATCATTAGAAACAATAAGAATCTTTTCACTCTGAGAATACGTCTTACAAAGCGTATAGATAATATCGTCTGCTTCTGCTCCTTGCAGGCGAATACTAGGATACGGAAAAATCTCCTTGATTTCTTCACGAAGAACGTCTAGCACATCAAAGACTGCCTTCCATTCGTCCTTTTTGGCTTCTTGCTGCTTCTTACGATTGGCTTTGTAATATGGAAAAATTTGTTTACGCCAGTAGTTGCTGCCATCGTTACAGAGAATCATTTCTCCGTATTGGCGAAACTTTGTACGGTATTTACGATACGTGTTCAGGACAGTGTGACGAATATAATCTTCATTTAGAGGTTCGCCGTCTTTAGATGCCTGAAAAATATTGGCCAGAATAATCTGGTTGTTGTCAATAAGTAACATGATTTAATTGTACCACATAAAAACTAAAAGTCAAAAGATTTGTACCCATTGTTCAGAATCTGTATCAACAATGTATTTGTATAATCTTCCAGTATTAGGATTAAACCATTCATCACCTTGAACTACGCGAGCAGGTGGAGTTGAAGAATTAAAATAAGTCACAGTAGTTCCTGTTCTTTCACTTGTTAGTGGTTCCCAACCGGAATTTTTGTGTTCTGGTGATTTGCACAAATCAGGAATTCGTGTTGCAATATATGCTTCTCCATTTTTATATACTACATCTCCTTTGGCATATTGAATACATGCTCCGGAAGCATCAGTTACTTTAAAAATTGATGGAAAATTAGTCATTAAGAATTTCCTTAAATTCCTCTAAAGTAGTTATCATTTGTTTGATCTTACGCTTTCCAAGGAATGAAAATCCCTCTTTAAGATCAGCATCTTGACCCTTGTATGCGGTCTTTAGTTCTTTGATGTGGGGATCTAGCACTTTTGCCAGACGCTTGTAATGCACCGGCTTGATGCCCTCGCCGCGAAGCCATTCGGTATGGTCTATATTTTTAAGACTATCACGAATTGCTAAATCATAAAAATGATCAATACGGCCTTCAATTACGGCCATGTATTCTATACTCTTCTTTAGAATACGTTCTTGAACATTAACCTTTTCTTTGTTAGGGTCTTCAATCTTTGCCGGACGAATTAATCCTTGGTGGATAATTTGATCCACATTTTTCTTGATCATATCAAGAGTTTCGGGTCGAAGCGTGCCACCAAGATTCATGATACGGCAACGGCTACCAATGTAGATAAATTCCATGGCATTGATATCGCATGCTGCAGCCGCCTTGATATCCTTTTTAGAGTATCCGTTTTTCATCATCCAATCAATAACCCAAGGCTTGCACATGTTATTATCACACGAATAACTGTACCAGTTAATAGCCTTAAGAATCTTGGTATCGTATTCTTCTGGGGTTAACTTGTCTGCGTCTTTCCATACAGGCTCACTGCCCATAATCAGAGAGTCTACAGAATCTCCCCTACCGATACGGCGTGTCACCTTTTTCTTTTTCTTTTTCATACAATCCTACTAAAGTTCTTTTTCTTGTCGAATTGAACAACGTGATTGAATCTATCTAGTAGTTGGTCCGTCTTATGGCTAATGACATAGACGTTTGCACGGGCACCAAAACTAGACAGCAGTTTCATCAGCTCATCCACTCCACCACTGTCCAAACTGGAATCAAATACTTCATCCAGAATAAGCAGATTAGTATTGACACTGTTCTTCAACTTTGCGATCTCTCGCCATGTCAGAAGCAGTGCCAGATCAATCCTCATCTTCTCGCCTTCGCTGAATGACTCGTAACAAAACTCGTCACGATGGCGGCTCTTGATGACTTCATTAAACTCCTCGTCTAGATGGAAGTTTGCGTAGAAGTCCATACTGTTCAGATACTTGTTCACGTACTTATTGATTAGTGGAATGTAATATTTTACAATTTTGGCTTTAATTCCACTGTCTTTAAACAAGAATACCAGTTTATCATACGAACGAAGCGTGTCAAGAGCTTTTTGTTTTTTTTCCAAAAGTTTTTCTTGTTTAGATAGCAGATCAGAAAGACGGTCCTGAGCTTCTTGAATTTTAGTTTGAGTGTCTGCGGTTTCTACCACAGCAAGCATCTCTTGATCCAAACGCTGATTAAGTTTGATTAGAGACTCCATGGTTTGTTCTTTGGCCGATGCCTTGATAATCAAATCATTAAGTTTATTCTGAACAACCGTAATCTTGTTCAGATTATTCTTAGACATATTGATGGCTTCTTTTATGCGGTCCAACGAGCGACGGTGTTCTTCGGCCTTCTCAGACTTCTCGGCAATGACTGTCTCTTTGTGTTCTTTACTGATGGTTTGCTTGCAGGTCGGACAACTGTGGTTTTTCTCGAAGAACTGGATGTCAGTTTGTACACTTTCAATGGTGTTTTCGAGTTTGAAAAGAACGATCTGTTGCTTCTTAAGTTCTGCATTAATTTGATCTCCGGATTCGGTTTCTGTCTCCAGTTCCTTCATGCTCTTCTGGAGTGTTTTAATGTCTTTGGAAAGAGCTTTAATAGTTTCCGTATTCTCTTCCAAAGTCTTTTTACGGTCTGCTACACGGTCTGACGTGTTGCGTTGGTACGACTCCAACACCTCTTTGGTTGCAGAAACTTTCTCATTTACTAACAATAGTTCAGACTCTACTGCCTGTAGGTTGCCTTTGGCAGTACCAATCTTGGTTTTTAGTACACCGTTCATCTCTGAGAAGATACCGATGTCTAGGATATTTTCAATAACCAGACGACGATCTGCGGGGGTTAACTGCATAAACGGAATAAACGAAGACGAGCCCAGCACGACCACCTGAGAAAACGTTTTGTGATTCATACCCACAATTTGTTCTTCTAAGATTTTCTGGTAGTCTTTGCTCTTGGCGTCTTCGTTTACCAGTTCGTCATCTTTGTAAATTTTAAACACCTTGGGTGCCAGACCACGAACAATCTTGTATTCGGTTTTACCAATACTGAACTCCAACTCCACAACACAGTTTTTTTTGTTGATGCTGTTTACGAGTTGGGGAATGTTCATGTTACGAAACGGTTTGCCAAATAGGGCAAACGAGATAGAGTCTAGGAAAGCAAACGATTTACCGTTACCGTTAGAACCACACACCAGAGTTGTGTTATTTTTGTTCAGGTTAATTTCAGTAAATGTGTTACCAAACGAACCAAAATTCTTAAAACGAACAGTCTTGAATGTGATCACTCTAAACTCTCCATGTAAATTTCGCGCACAATATTCTTTAGCTCTTCCTTGTTGTCTGCTTCCATACCGTCAATTTCTTTATTGATAAGACTCAGAGTGTCTTCGGATATATCCAGTTCGCCCTCTTCCTTGGTACGATCAGTCAAATCTTCAATAATACTGACGTTGGCTGGTTCCGCAGCGTACAGACTGTCAATAAACTGATCAAACTTAGTTTCACTCTTCTTCTCGTACACCAGCACCTTTACATACGTTCCTTTGTAACGAGCCGGATCAAAGTCTTGAATAAGGGTTCCGTTTCGCCATTCCACATTATGGAACATCTTCATGGGATTAGGAATGAACTGGAGTTCTCGGGTCTCTGTGTCCAGTACATGGAATCCCTTGATCTCATTGGTATCAATACTGGTCATCTGGTATTGTGTGCCCAGATAATGCACATTACCTTTGGAACTCTTCTTATGGAAGTGACCAGACAGCACCAGATCAAACTTTTCTAGGAACTTGTCGTCCATGCCCTCACCAAACTTTACACCGGGCATCACCTCGTAACCACTAAGTTCTAGATGTCCCGCTAATATAGTTGCTTTGGTGTCCTTGATCTTTTGCACGAACCGATCTTTGTTTTCCTCGTTGATCCACGGAACCATGAGAATGGTAGCACCGTTGAAGCACACTTCTTGTGCATCTTCATATAGATGGAACGAAGGATGACATTCTGCCAGCACTTCTTTGGGTGAGTTTAGCCGGTTTGTGTTCTTGTAAAACACATCGTGGTTACCCAAGATGCAGTGTAACTCTACACCATTCTGATCAAACCAATCAATAAATCGCTTCTTAGTGTGATGTAGGGTATTAAAGTTCACAAACTTTCGACGGTCAAACAGATCGCCTAAGTGAAGAACTTTAGTGATACTGTTTTCTTTGATATACGGAAAAAACTGTTCTTCAAAGAACTTAAGAAAATGATTTAAGAATAGGGGAGAGTCGCCTCTTGCCCCAAAATGGGTATCACCAATAACTGCAATTTTCATGTTTTCTTACGACGCTTTTTGCGTTTCTTTGGTTCGTACTTTTCTATATCACGCTCAGAAATACTAAAATGCTCACTCAGTGCTTCACGTTCAGTTGATTTATCAAAATAATTTTCTTTAAACCACTTATGGAGTGTACCATCATCCATGTTCTCTGTCAACTTAAATTTTATATATGCTTGTTTCTTTTCTCTTTCAATTCGACGGAGGAAAGCGTAATAGATTATTTGAGTAAAATATGAAAACGGATTTTTAGATTTACGAGGATTAAAATTGTGTGCATACATCAAACAATTTTCAATTCCATCTCCAATCATCTCGTCTTTGTACGGATAGTTCATAAAATTGGATTTGGAACATAATCGTTCTGCAATCTTTAAAAAGCAGCTTCCAATATATTCAGAAACTGGTGGTTTTTCATCGCCACTGTCTTCAGCTTCTCGTATTTCTTTTTTCCACTTGATCATTTCCGCTAAGAATTGCTTATTGTCTACGTAATGATCGTTGTTTAATTCTTTTTCTACTATCTTTTCTATTTGTTTTTCTGGTTTTATCTTCTTTTTAACTTTTTTTAATTTTCCACTTGACATGCTATAAAAATCCTGATATAATATATTGTCTGAGTAAAAAGGAATATTAGATTATCTGTAGTCCTCAGAAGACGGATCAGCACTCCAATCCGTCCACTCATTACCCAAATCCTTCTTATCCTTCTTATTACCAGTGTACTTGGTGGGGTTCATACCTTCGCCATTTCCATTGGTAATTTCATTAATCATTTCACCTAATTCTTTTCGATCAAGAATGCCTGAACGAAGAAGTTCAACAAGTACTTCAGGTGAAAAGACCATGTTCATAAACACCATTTTATCATCTTTTTTGGGTTTTGCAAGATCTTTTAAGTTAGAATCTTCTTCGGGTAAATTGAACAGATCTTCCATCATCTTTTCGAGATTTTGCTGAATCCTGTCTAACGATTGTTCGTCCATTTCCGATGCATTTGGAGGCAATTCTGGCAAACCCAAAGGAGGTAAATGTGGCTTAAATGGTTTAGCTTTTAATACAGATTTATCTTCCTTACGTTTTTCGGATTCGTATAAAAAAGTTACATCTTTGGATGGTTCTAATAATGCGTTCACAGCATCTTGCGGAATAACAGTTTGTTTATCGGTTGATAATATCAACCAATTTTTTAACATAAAAATTTCTTTCATGCTACCAAACAAGTCTTGAGAAACCATTGATTTAAAAACCATGGGTCGATGTAGCTTATATTTACCGTCTCTGGTTCTGGTAACACCAGCTATAAGTTCTTCACCCGATTTCATTTTGAGTATCTTGTACGGTTTTCTCATTGGACTCCTTTGGTAACTGAATAGAGAAAATCTTATAAGGGAATCTCTCATTATTATATATTTTTAAACGAGCATCTAAGTGATTCATACCGTGATTGATGTAGCTCTTATAACGAAGATCGTCCGCTATATCAAACAGTTTCATGTGCTGTTTAGTATCACTCTTACGCAATCCACGACCAATTGATTGCAACACACGAATTACAGATTTTGATGGTGATGCAAAAATAACGTTGTGAATGTTCTTAATATTTATACCTGTGCTGCATGTACCGTACGAAGCAAGAAGAACTGAATCGGATCCTTTATCGACTGCTTTACGGATTTGTTCACGGGATTCTACTTCTGTTTCACCATGGATAAAATAAACAGGTTTATCCAATTCTGATTGTAATAGTTCGTGAAGCGGTTTGCCTTGCAGTTCCACAAAGTTAAACAGCACTAATGTATTACCGGGTAATTTTTTACACAGGTTTTTAATAAATTGATTTCGTTGTGGATTGCTTACAACCCAACGAATTTCGTCCACATACGTCATTTTTTTAGTTATTTGAACGTCTTCAGGACTGTACTGAAGTTGTAAACAATCAATACTAATCTGCGACAACAAATCCTGGTCTATAAGTTTTTTGGTTGTGGTAGTGTGATACGTTGGTCCAAACAGCCCTTCAATAACCAACTTGTGTGTTTGAGTGCCGTCCAGCGTACCGGTTGTGCCTATTCTGTACTTGGTTTTTTTAGCCTTACTCATGATTGAGGTGAGCGACTTAGCCTTAAACAAGTGGCACTCGTCACCAAACACTCCAATAAAATCGTCAAAGTACTCGAACGGTTGATTGTAGATACTTTGCCATGTGGAAATAATTATTCGTTTGGTAGAGGTTTTGTCTTTACCAGACATGACGGTATGGATATTTCGGTCAGCCTTCCACGTGTCTTGTTTGGAATAATCTCGAAAGTCTGCCAACATCTGCGCCACAAGGCTGGTCGTAGGAACAATTATTAGCAGTTTTCCGGTTGGGTTTTGATCCAACATCCAACGGCACAGGAGGTAGATCATCATGGACTTACCAGAGCCCGTAGGAGACACTAGGAGGGCTCTAGAACGCTCTAGGGCGTGTTGTACGGCCTCTATCTGATAATCGTAAGGTTGGACGGGCTTGCCTCCTGCAGACAGGGGTAAACCTTGTATAAACTCCTTGACTTTTTCTGGTTTAGGGATATCGTATGGAGCAGGAATATGTTCCCAAGTGTACCCCCGATCTTTGGCAAATTTAACCACATGGTCTATAAGGCCAGCGTATATGGTCTGGGTGTACAGATTAAACAGACGAATCTTACCGTCCCACAGACGCTTTTTAAACGCAGGGGTGTATTGAAAATTAGGAACAGTAAACGTGAAGTACCCGTTCAACTCTTTGGCTAAAGAGCGATCACAATCAATTTTTAGATTAACCGAATCCGGTTGTGTGATCGTTATATCAACCATTAAACCCCTTGGGTAAATTTAAGCCAATCTATAATTGAACGAATCTGCCATTGGCGATTGTTAACAATTTTTACTACATCTTCCAGATAGTTAACTTTTTCTTGTTGAAAGTTTACTTTTTCTGATGCTTTAATGTAATCTGAATCTGATTCAATCATTTGGTCTGCTTCGTTCTTGAGGATGTTTAGTTCAAACGGCTCCCAACCGTGCTGGTCTAGCTCTTCTTTGCTCATGCGGCCAGTATAGTATAACCATTTATTACGACGAAGAACGGCTAACTCGTTTTCCATCCGTTTAAGCTTTAACTTCTCATCCATGTACATAATCAGATATTTGTTGTGTATTTGCGGAGTTCTAGACGATTCTGCGTCTAAAGCGGTTTGGTCGATTTCCAGATCTTTTTTGATCATGTTTTTTAATTCATCTAGGTTCATACTCATATTATACAATAAATTATAAAAAATTCAAGCTAATTCTACAGTATATCCTGTGTGTGCAAACTTAGCACTAGCAATCACTTCTGTGGATGAAGCAGCGTTTACAGTAAAATTAATTCCACTTATGTACTGCGGAAACACATTTTTAAAATGAATTTTATATTTTGGATTAAACGCACTGTTTGTGATTATTAATGTGGCGTCTGAGGTTTTTTTATTGTACGGTAATGTTGCTATATCGTCAGTATAGTTACCGGTTGTTCGTATCCATTCGTGTAGCTCTCTCCAGTTGGTAAGATTTTCGTCTACACGAAACGTAACTTCCAGATCTTCAAACCGAAAAGCTCCGGTTGGAATTTTTACAGGATGGCCTAAGGTTGTTGGCTGTTCTTCTACACCGTATCCAATTCCCGGTAAATTTACACTCTGACAAAAGAAAACCATGTTAGGAACACGATCCAATATAAATTGAAAATAATTTACTAATAATGGATTGGTAGAACGATTGCATGGTGCTGTCATAATAATATTTATGCAAACGAAAAGGGCTCCCCTTTTTGGGGGGAGCCCTTAACGTTAGGGTTTAGTGATTAGTTACGGTTTAGATCAGAGACCGAAACCGGTGTTACCGTGGAGATTGTTAACGGCAAAAAGACGGTAGTATTGGTTTCCACCGAGAGCATTGATGTCAGTGTTCTCAGCGAAGGGGTTAGCTACCATGCCGTAACGAGTCTTGAAGCCGATCTTGGGCTGGAAAGTGTTTTGATCGACTGCACGTACCATTTGTAGAGGAACGTATGGGCAGTAGAATACGCCAGCGTCGTATGGGCTTGCACCACGGTAGCCGACTAGGCAGAAGTTTGCACCTAGAGCAGCGTATGGATCAATGTAGACCTTGAACTTGCCGTTGAGGATACCAGCAAAGGTGTTGCCGGTGTCGTCAACCTCTAGTTGAGGTTGTAAGGCAGGAGTAAGGTTTAAGAAGCCACCCATGGCGAGAGCTGAAGCAACGTCGCTGCTGCAAACAACAAAGTTACCTTTACCACGACGGGTTTCTTTGGCAATTACGTTAGCTTCACGCTCAATTTGGAACATGAGGCCACGGAAACGCTCGGCACTCCAACGACCGTCAGAGTCGGTGTTTAGATCGTAAACACCTCTGTTGTCTAGATCGGTTTGTTGGCAACCGGTTTTAGCTGTGCGGTATAGGGTGTAGATTAGCTCGCGGTTAATTTCACTGAGAATTTCGGTGCTAAGGATGTTAGCAAGTTCGCTCTCAGCGTCTAGACCGTGAACAGCCTTAAGGTCTTGAGCTAGCTCAGTGCTGTACTCGGCCTTTAGAGCACGGGTACGGGCTTCTACAGCAAGACGCTCAATACTAAATGACATTTCTTGGAATGCTGGTGAAGTGTTTGAAAGATCTTCACCACGTGAAGTAAGTAAACCACGGAATCCGTTGATATCAAATGAACTATCGCGGATACCAAAGGATGCGCCCATTTGGAAACCACCGCTGTTACCACCACTTACACCGACTGGGTTAATACCGCCGGTAGCTGTGAACGGAGCACCAGCTGAAGTACCGGCTGAACCGCCGAATCTAGCCCATGGCTCTTGGAATAGAGCTTCGCCAGTTGCGCTGCCTCTTGTGCCTTGACCACTGTAACGGCTACGCATGGCAAAGATTAGGCCGGTTGGTGCGCTCATTGGTTGAACGCCGGTTAGATCGTAGGCCATGAGGTTTGGCATGCTACGACGAACTAGGCTGATGAGGATGGGGTCGTAACCTGCGATACCGGATGATTGAGTAGTGGCAACAGCAGTGTTTGGCGCACCACCCATTGAGTTGGTTGGGGCCTCAACAAGATATTGCTCACGAAGAGCCTTCTCTTGGTTTTCTAGTAGTATAGCAGTGCACTTTTTCTTGTAAGTATCTTGAATTTCTGGAAGTGCCTCGTGGTTTAGTAGAGGATTCCATTTTTCTACGAGTGTATCGTAGGGGGTTTGGTTTGCAAAATCCATTGACATTTTAATTTTCTCCTTGAAAAGTTTTAGTTATTTATGGATTAGTAAGTTTTGGTTTGACGAGACAGAGCGTTTACATATACAGACATTGGACCTTCAGAAACTTGTGTGGTGTTCCTTTGCTCTGTAAGTGTTTCGGGTTCTTTGGCAGCAACAGGGGCAGCCTTAAGGTAATTTTCTTTCAGAATAAGAAGCTTATTTTGGAAGTCTTCTGCGTTGCTGAAATCAATGCTTTCAGCTAAAGAAGCTAGACGTTCAGCGTCTACATTGGACAGATCTGCAACCGATTCTAGGAAGATTGAACGAGCTTTACCAGCAGTAATCTCTTTGTTGAGATCAATGTTGGCTTGAATTTGCTCGTTTAGTGCTTCTTCTAGCTTGTTGTTTTCGGTGAACAGGTCTTCTAGAATGTCGTGTTTCTTTTCTGGAACTTCAATGTAGTGGGTTTCAAAAAGATTCTTTAGACCACCGATAAAACTCTCAGCGATCTCGGTACGAATACCGCTTTCAACTGCAAGCTTGTTGTCGTTAAGCCACTCTTCTACAACGTAACTTAGGTATTCGTCTAGACGAGTAGCTAGTTCGTTTACGGTGTTTTGTACTTGTTCTTCTAAAAGAGCAGCACTCTCTTGTGCTAGTTGTTCACGAATTGTGGTGGTTCTTTCGTTGATTGCTGCTTCAAAAATTACTGAAGCTTTATTCATAAACTCCTCGGAAAGATTCTCGCCACCAAAGAGAGCGGTTAAGTGCTCTTGAACGGTGTCGGAAATTTGGTCTTGTGCGGCACTTTCGGTGTCTGGAACGTCTACACCAAAATTAGTGGCAGCAGCGTTGGCACGATCCTTCATCTCGTGCTTTAAACGAGACGGATCGCCAGCAAACTGGTTACCGCCTGGTCTTAGATTTCCTTGATTCATTTGAGCTCGGCCTTCCATTGCACTAGTGTCTAGTGTGCCAAGGAATGAACCTTTGCCTGTTGCGTCCATGTCACCTTTTCCGGTGGCATCCATTACTACGGGTCGTTGTTGTTGTGATTTTTTCATATTTTTTTCCTAGTACTTTTTTATTTATAATTTAGTAATTTTTAACTGTTTTATCGTGATTCCAAGGCACCAAATCGGGGATCATAGGTAGCCATCCCCAACATGGTAGACATTTCTCTTGGCATACCTAATGTTTTTTCATAATAATCTCGTCTTCGTTTGCTGCCAGACGCACTAAATCCTTGATCCGCCAGTCTTCCGGTGGTAGCAGATGCGAGTTCTCCCGGTGGAGTGGAAACAAGACCAAGACCCGGATCAAGAGCAAGACCGGCTACTGTTCGTATTGAGCCAAGAGGGTCTTTTAAAAATCCGGATATTGTACCAGATACTTTGTCTATTAAACCTAAAGCTTGGTCCTGTGCTTGTTTTGCTTCTGGTGAAAGTTGTGATTGTTTTGTTGTTCTGCCAGTAGGAGCTTTTGATGTTATTGGGGGGTATTTAACTTTTGGGTTTTTGGGTTTAACACCACCGGGGGTTGGAACGTACGGGCCGCTTGGAGTTACGGCTGGAGGTTGTGGTTTACCAACCGATCCCGGCACTAAAACATTAGGCAAACCTAATGGATTTTTGGGATCAAACGCATCGTTTAATAAACTTTTTAAAACATTTTTACCAAATCTAAATCCCTCGGTTACCGCAACACCACGATCTTGTAGTGATTTTTTATCTGCAGCAGTTATGGGCATACCAGCTTTGGGGTGGGGGTATTGATAATAACCGGTGTATTTAGTTTGTACACTTTGGCCCCAGTTTGCGCCAAGCATACCTTCTCCAGCACTACGAGCAGCACCCATACCAACTGCACCAGATGAAACAACTTCACCGGGTTGAACTACTCGTCCACTAGTTTCTCCGGTTCTGACTCGTTGTTGTCTGCGGGCCTCTTCTCCACCAGCGGATATATCGCCTAAACCAGCAGGTTTATTTTGTGCGTTTATTCGGTCTTGAACTTTTCGTTCGTTTGCCCAATATTCTCCTTGTCTTTTATCGTCAAGTTTATCCCAATCTTCTTGAGAAACCCCAGCCGGTTTAGTCCAAGCTTTACCTTGTTCTCGGAGTTTCCAAGTTTGTTTCATTATGTCTTCATCAGTCATTCCTTTTCCGCGATAAGCATCATACTGAGCTTTGCTCATTCTGCTTAGTAAATGTTTTTGAAGTTCTGATGGTTTTTGTAATAAATTTGTTTCTCCGGGTTTACTTCCTGCTGGTGGAGTATTTTTAAAATCTTGTACCGCACGATCCATTGGTTGTTCTGGTAGTTTACCCGGTACTGGTGCTAGTTTTCCGGGAATTTGACCAAAAGGTGTTGGTGTAAAACCGGGAGTTACTTTAGGACCTGCTTGACCTACTGGTGTAAATTCTGGTTGTGCTGCACCGATTCCCATTTCTTTAGCAGTGTCTTGAATACCACTCATAATACCGCTGGCTATCTTTTGGCCTTGCATCTGGCGATACGTGTCTTGAATACCACTCATAATACCACTTGCTATATTTTGGCCTTGCATTTGGCGGTACGTGTCTCGAATACCGCCCATAATACCACTGGCTATCTTTTGGCCACGTTGTTGTGGGGTATTGATTGGAGAGTACTGTTTTTGGACTCCACCAAAAGTAAGCATGGGATTTTGTATCTGAACAAAAGCTTCGGTTAAGTCTGTGAATTTTGTTTTCATTTTAGTCTCTTAAGGAAGTCTTCAAACAGCTTGATACCTTTTTGTTCTAAATTGCGAGCAGCAGTTTTAGAAATTTGTTTGCGGTACTCTTCGATATGACGTTCAACTAGAATTCCGTTGTCCCAGATCCACTCCTTGCCTTCCATGATACCGTTTACGAAAGCATTAGGAGCTGATGGATCTGCAACGATATCTACGGCAGAAAGCATAAAGTCTGGTTGAACTTCGTTGTATCCGTTCTTAGCTTTAAGTGAACCCATGCCACGAGTTGAAACGCCAAGACGAGCACCTTCGTTGATAAGGTTCTTGACAATCTCGCCCATAGGAGTACTCATTACTTTGGCTTTTCCGTACACATCAGTGCCGTTGCAGTTAAGTTCTTTAATAATAATTGCAACGCGATCAAGATTTACAGTTGGGCCCGATGGATGGTTTAGCTCACCAAAAGCACGGCTGTTGTTCACAAACTCTTTGGTGTAACGAGCCACTTCATTTAGTAGAATGTGCTTGGGGTACATTCTCTTATTACGATTAAGGGTATCAGCCTGCATAAAGGTGCCCTCAATAAAATAAGACTTTGCACCGTCAGCAGCGGCCTCAGTAATAAATTCTACTTGCTCAACTGTTTCGGTTATTAGTTTCATTAGTCTTGTTCTTCCTCTGAATCTTCTTCATCTTCTTCTGAGTCCTCATCACTTTCCTCATCTTCTTCGTCTTCGGACTCACCTTCTTCTTTTTCTTCAGACTCGTCCTCGCTCTCGGTCTCATCTTCATCTCCTTCTTCCGCCTCTTTTGCAGCCTTTTTCATTGGCTCATCGGTATCCCCGTCTTTATCTAAGTCTAAGAAATCAGGTTTGGCATCGGAAGCTTCGTATATTGAAGAAGCGTAAGTTTCAAACTTATCTTCTAGAGCAGAGCCTAATCTTTTATTTAATTCGTCGTGAATGATTGTTTTAGCATGAGCTAAATTTTCACTCATGACAGAACCAATAAATGATTTTAATTTGTTATTTTCCATGGGTATTCCTTACTTTTTATTCTCTGTTTTTGCTAATTTGAGAACTCTATTAAAAGATTCTCGTGATTCTGACAATAATTTTACCATTCTTTCTTTATTATCAATATTTAGATTTTTGTGTAATTTGGCTATTAAGTGTCGTTCGTTTTCGGTTAATATTCCAATATTTCCATCTTTTAATTGATACGTACTTTCTGGAAAAAAATTTGACGTAGATTCTGCGGGGCGTTCTAGTGTGGATTGTGGTACCGAAACAGAAACATTAGTATCCTGTATACTGTCTAGTATTTTTTGGCCTTCTAGTTTATAGAATTCTTGTAATATCACAGAAGCACGTTCTGCTAGTTCTTCTTGCAGTACGGTTTTAAATTTGTCTGCATGCCCCCTGAGGACCATGTTCATCAGTCTAGCTGGCGTTTTCATTCTGGCGATTCTTCCTGTGGTGTTTCTTCTTCAGTTGCTTCTGGGTCTTCTCCGGCCAACATTTGTTGATACGCTTGCATTTCTTGTGCTTCTGCTTGTTTTTGCATTTCACGAGTAATTTCTGCATCAATCTGTAAAATGTCTTCTTCAGATTGTTTTAAGAAGTTCTTTCTGACGTATTCGTTAGAGAAAAATCTTCCAAGATAAGGCGTAACAGCAGCAATAATATCTAAACGTTCTCTTAAAATATCATTATTTTTTAATTCAGTAAAATAAGAATCGTTATTAAATCTAAACGTAATATCTTGATTAATACGGTTCCAATCTTCTTCAGTCATAATTCCTTTAAGAATTATCTGAGTCTTAAGAACGTCTAAAAACAGCCCACAAAAACGATGACGTAGACGATCAATAAATTTATTAAATTTAACTTCATCGCGTGTAATTTCTGCAGAACGACCCATGTTAAAGCCACTTTCGCCCATCATTCTGGAAATAGGTACACCAAGAGCACGGAAAAGCTTTTGTTGTAAGTACATTACGTCTTCCATTTGACCTAGATTTTGGCCACCATCTAAGGTGCTAATTTCGGTACCACGGCCACCCTCACGACGAGGCATCCAAAAATCCTCAAGCATACTCATGTGGTTGCGTTCGTCTTTAATTTGACCAGTATTAGGATCGTAAATTACTTTGTTACGATACCGATTCATGATTTCGCGTAAATATTGTTCTGCCTTTTGTTTAGGAAGATTACCTACGTCTACATAAAAAATACGACGTTCCGGTGCACGAGAAATACGATAAATGGCAACGGCGTCTTCAATTTGACGTAGAAGATTTAGTGGGCGTACAGCTTTTTGTAAATGACCAACTATACGACGAGTAACACTGTCTACTATACCAGAGTGTACATACGCCATAGTGTCGGGAGCAATTTTCCACCCAGACGAAGTGGTTGGGAACGTGGATTCTTTATCGGTATCAGTGTACACAAAGTATTCTTGAATTTCTTTGGTGGGAGAGAAAGGACCAGAACCGCCGTAAACAGCTCGGTCTTTTTCTATCTTTCTAATTTTTTTAATTTTAACAGGATCAACTGGAATAAGTTCGGTGATCCCTTTACGTAGATCGTTTTTATCTACTTTTTTGTAGTAAAATAGTCGAGAATCAATATACCATCTACGAAAAATTTCTGGACCTTTATTGGCAAAATCCAACAGCTTTAAAATGTGATTAAACTCAGAATATATCTTAGTTTTAATAGTTTCTGATAGATTAACATGATCTAAATTTAATTTAATTGGTTTGCGGTCTAGATCTAATACTATTGCTTCATTAACAATATCTTCAATCGCCATGTCTACTTCTGGATATAATGACATGGAACGGTAGTGTTGAATCATCTGATTTTCATCACGAATCGAACCAGAGAAATCAACAAAAGTACCAAAAACACCACCAGTTTCTAAAACATACGCACCATCGTATGCTTCTGGCGTGATAACATCACGAGTTTCTTGTGGTTGTTTTTTACGGCCTATTGAGAATCCAAACAGTTCTAATTCCATATATTTTCACCTATTCCTTTAGTTAGAAAGTACATAATCAAAATGACTGTACGCAAGGACCACAGAAAATGACGCTAAAACGTTGTCCTGACTCATATCCAGTTCGATTGCTCCAACAACCATGGGCCAGCAATTATATAATTTAAATTCGCGTATAACTGTTGTTCCGTTAGTATCTAGTTGCTTGATGGACCACGTTGAAGCTGCACTGGAAGATTGGTCAGAAAAATGCTTAGACGGATTCGTTTGGGTACTTGTATTTATTTTGTGATTATTGATCTGGTTGCTCCAGTCGTGAAACGCCTTATAAAGCGTTTTACCGGTTTGTGTTGATTTTGGATTCTCGTCAATAACTGTAATTTGCCAAGGTGCGTAAACTCTATCGCCGGGGTACACCACAGTTCTTCCCCTGTAATTTATTGGTATTCCGCCTATTTGGGATGCGGGCAAAGATGCAGCACGAATATGAAACGTACCACCATTATCATCCAATACTGTAGATTCACCCAATTTACCGGTTACGTGAAAACGGTTAATTCTGGTTCCACCACCAAATTTAGAAATAAAATCTGTTATTGAATGATTGGCCATTGAAATTCCTTATCAGCCACTAAATGCTTGAGAAGTTGTAGTATTTATAATGGTAATTACCAGTGTTTCTGCTGTAAATGTTGGTTTAACGTACACGTCTACAACTAGTTTATTTTGAGAGATTGTTGTGCTCGTGTTGTTGGTGTCATCACAAACCACACGATAATCTGTAATTCCATTTCCAGATTTAATTAATTCTAAAATGGGTGTAGCTGAAGACACCATTCTTTGACGAGTACTGGCATCATTTACTTCAAACAGTAACCCTTGAGCGACAGATAGTAGTTGTTTTTTCAGGTATGCAACCATACTAGTGGTGCTAATCTTACTTAATGAACCAGTACTAGTGTATGAGGTTTCATTACCCATTAAAAATGTTCCTTCTCCGGGAAGAACCATTACAGGATTTACATTTCCTGCAACTAAATAATCTGAATCTGTCTCGTTAAATGTTTGTTGTAAAGCAATAACTCCTAATATTCGTCCACGTGTTTTTCCTGCAGGCGACGACCAAACAGTAAAATCTCTGGCAGAACGAGCCATACAACCAGCAACATCTGGACTTAGATTGTTTTCTAAAATAATTACGTCGGTACCAACACCAGCAGTAAATTTCTTTCTACCAGCAACGTAAACCACGTATTCACTGGTTGCGTTTGTACCAAAATCTAATAGCTGATTAGTATAAGTTGTGCTTAGAGGAATTCCTGTTATTTTATTGATATTACCAATTATGGCAATACAATCTTTTCTATTTGTTGCAATATCCACGGCAGCACCAACTGAGAATGTATTTCCTGCTTCAAAAACCACATCAATAGATGCTAAAGATTTGTTGTGGAGTGGGGTTTTGGTGATTCCTAATACACCATTTGCGCTATAATAATCTCCGGTTGAGCCAGTAGCACCTATCAAACAGACACCGCCGTATTGTAAATAATTATGAACTGCCCACCACTCGCCAGCCCAAGATCCAGTCGGACCAGAAACACCAACACTGCTGGAATATAGTCTGCTAAACCATTCGTTCACGCTAGAAACGCCCATTAAACCAATTTCTACTTCAGATGTACCATTACTTCCAGTTTTACCAAACAGCTGAACCAATCCTCTAAAAGAAACCACACCAGCCACCAGTGGAGAAGCTGCTTCACTGAATGTCGTGGAAGTAAAGACGTTATTTTGTGTAGTTACTGGCATTTTTTCTCCTAAAATGTCTAATTTACATAATATTTATATTTTTAGGAGGTTAAGCCATAAACCAAGTCTCTCCGTCTTCAGTTTTTGTTGGAGCCCGAGGATTGTCGTCAATTGTGGAAATAAATCCAAAACTAAACCAATCATCATCTTCGATTTTTTTGATTTCTCCGTCAAACAATTCTTTTCGAATATCAATGTTTGTAATTTCTTTAAAATATGGCTGTTTGGTTACCCAAGAAAACAAAACTAAACACATAACAAGATCGTCGGTGTGACCATCATCCGCAGAAAAACTATTCCATTTTGCAACAAATGATAACAGTTCTTTTATGGTGTCCTCGTCTTGTATTATCAATTTGTCTTGTTCTATAAGACTTTTAAGAATAGAACAGCCTAATTTTTTAACTACAGCCGTTGTTCGAACGCCCAGTAAAGTTTCGCCTCTACCAAATCCACCATTTAAAACCATACCAGCACGGCCTTTATTCATGCTTGTTAGTAAATTTTCGTATTCCAAATCATAATGTAAAATATCCGCTACCTGCCCTCCAATATCATTAACCTCAACCAACATGTATGCATTATTGTATTTTCTGCCCAAGGCAGCTAGTATTGTTGGGTATAACATAGGAGATATAATATTATTTCTATATCTTGCTACAATACGATACGGGGTTTCTGTTATATCAAAAACAATAGCAGCACTATAATCTTTTCCTTGCCCACGAGAAGTGTCCGCAGTCATTACATACACTCGATTAGATTTGGGTTCTTCGTAGACCCAAAGCCCTTCTGCCATTCTTGACTCCGGTGTTTTGGCAACTAAAGTGTGTAATTTTGCTGTGGAAATAAGAGTATTAGAAGAACCAATAAAATCGCAATCGTACTCGCTTTTAAACTTTTGTTCTCCACCAGAACCACCACCTAACTGTTTGATGGTTCGTTCTTTCCATTTTTGATCGCGTAATGGACCACCCGGATACAGAGGAACTTCACTCCAATGAACTTCGATGGGCACATATTCGTTTTTGCCTTCTTCACCGGGTTTGCGATTAGCTCCTTGCCAAAGGTTATAAAACATGTTTAAGCCGTTTGGAGTGGATACTATAATAACTTTGGTGGTTTGACCCGAAGTAATAGTTGGGTATACGGAACTAAAGAATTCGTCAGCAATATTAGCAGGAACGTGAGCAAACTCATCCATGAATATCACGTTGTATGAACCACCACGAACGGCAGATGCAGATGTTGCGGACGCCATTACACGGGATCCGTTTTCTAGCTGAATAGAAGTCTTGTTCCACTCTACAACGCCATGTTGTAACCATTTAGGAAGATACTCATACGCTTCTTTTAAACGTTTCATGATCTCCATAGCCGTTTTCATTTTGTTTGCAAGAATGGCTATATTTACGTTTTGATTAAAGACCAGATAATGAACCATCCACGCAACGGTTGTTGTGCTCTTGCCTGTCTGGCGTGGCAGCTTTGCAATAACAAACCGATTATTCTGAATGGTGTTTACGATATCTTCTTGATAATCGTATAATCCGAACGATTCAAGTCCTTTATCTGTAGTTACAATCTTAATATATTTTTTAATAAAATAAACAGGATCATTAGAGCATTTAATATATTCTTCAACCTGCTCTTTTGTAAACTGTATTTCGGTACCAATCTCTTTAAGATTGGGATTACCAAGATATCCTGATTTTTTTTTATATCCCATTGTTACCGTCTAAAAAATGTTGACTGTCTAGTGCTTTTCTTCTACTACGATCTTTATTGATAAGATCTTGCAGTTCGCTTGTAGAGCCCACATATATTGAATTATTTGTTGTGTTATTAACTTTGATCTCTTCTTTTTTAACGTGTTTAGTTTTTTGATACAGGTCAATCAGATCTTTATTCATTTCTGATACAGTTTTTAATAATTGACCAAGTACTTCGTATGCTCGTGGGGAGTCACCCGCCTTTGCTACCTTTAGTATTTCGTCTATAGCACAAGACCCATTATCAATCAATCCTTTGATATTTTCACGAACATAATTAAAATCCGCATCTAAACTAATACCAGAAGTAGTTTCTGGTTTTTTTATTATTGGTGTTGGTGTTGATTCTTTAAATTCAATACCTAAATTTTCAGAAATAATATCAGAAGATTCCATACATTATATTTATCCGGTTATACCAAACGAAGAAAACGTCAGTCCATTAAAATCATACATTTTAAAGTTAATATCATTAATAGTGTATTTTGTACGAATTTCTCCGTAAACATACGATTTTGCCACAAACTGATAAGTACTAACAATAAATCGCCTAGTGCTAAAATCGCCTTCATATTCCTGGGTTAGTGTTGTGTTAGCAATAGCTAGAGGAACGTCCACACTGGGAAATATAGAGTTCATTTTTATAGAAACTATAAATTCTGGAGAAAAATACGGTAATATTTGTTCCATTATTTGTAAGTTTTCTTCAAAATTTCGCGTAAAAACGTTTAATCCAAATGTAAAATTGTATGGAACTGGAGAATATGTGTACGAACCGTTGGTGGAATTACAATCGGCAATTTTATTCATTTTATTAAATTTTCGTGTATTGTCGTACACTAAACCTAATAATTCAAACGACATTCGTGGTAAAGATAGTTGTATACGCGTTTTGTCGCTAATAGAACTTGGCTCTGTTAAACGTTTTACAAATTTTTCTTTTGCTGCATATGAAAGAGGAACGGTGAACAGTCGCTGATTTCCGTTTTCGTCTTTTTGTTCTAATTTAATATTATTAAAAAGACTACCAAAAGCAATTACTAATTTTCTGATACTGTCATTTTTATAGTGCGTAAACATTAGTATTTGCCCTCAGAGAACGGATCTACATCAGTAAAATCAAAAATATCTAGTTTAGTTTTTTCGGTTTCTAGTTCATCGTTATCACCAAGAGGTGTACGGTCTTCGCTATTCTTGAGAACAGCATTGGAGCTAAGACCACCATCAGTTTGCATAACACACTCTATACTGCTTTGAACTCCCTTTATTGTGTTTGCTTGTTTAAAATTACCCGTAATGTTTATTAATTGTAGCGAACCAGTAACACGGTCAGCAAACGCCACAATACCGGTTGCTGTTGCATTTTCTAGTTTAGCATTAGCACCGCTCAATCCGTCAACTTGATATACAAGCTCTCCGGGATAGTAGCCATACAAAGTTACTCCGTTTACATCGTCTAGCATATACAGTTGACGAGCATATTCTTTGTTTTCCTCTGCTACTGCGTCTATATCGGTATTGCCAGTATTTACATTTTCTTCGTTATAAGTGAACAGTTCACATGTTAAACGATACGAGTGTAATTTTCCGTGCTGATAAAAAGGATTTTCGTGTTCCACAAAATTAATTTCAAATACGGATTTTGAAAGAGGAAAATATACCAAATCCCCTTCACGTGGTCTCGTTATTGACGGAAAACGAGTCTGAACTTCTTGAGTAAAACGTTTTTTTGATAAAGTTAAAAACACGTTATCTTTAATTTCTATACCAAATTTGCTGGCTATATCGCCTTGCCCCTGAAATCCAGAAACAGAATCAATATACATTTCAATAGGAATAGCATTTTTATAGTTTACTTGTTTTCCCTCACCAAAAATTTTGTCTAGTTCCACAATATTTCTGGGAATATACATCATATCTCTACCCATTGTTTTGATAATTTCAATGGTTAGATCTTCTGTTAGATCTTGCTCGCCAGAATAATCTTTAAAGTACGGATTGATTGCCATATTAGCCTGTCATGAAATCAACTGGCAGTTCGTATTCGCGCTGAATTTGTTGTTCAATCGCTGCAATTTCTGCGTTTGCTTCTGCGTATATTTGACCACCACGCATAGTAACACCACCGGGAAGAGCAACACCATCAAACTTTGCCATGTTTGCACCCCATTGGCGTTTAATTAGTGCAGTCACGTATCGTTTTAAATATCGGTCATTAAAAATTTCTGTGTATTTTTCTGGATCTAAAGCAGCGTATGCCCAGATACAAATCCAGTCTCCTGCTTTAGTTTCAGCATCCCAATTCATGTCTAGATACAGTCTATTTGTTACTTTACTAAACACTACTGCTTTTTCGGGTTGAAATAGATCTTGAATTAATTGAATGTATCTCTTTGTGGCATCGTATGATGCAAGGCCCATAGAATAAGTACCACTAAGATTTCTATTGATACCAAAGTAATCGGTTAGGGCTAATTGGTATCGTACATCAAACATATTAATGTTTGTAAACTGACCAAATTGCATTACTTTAATTACAGACACTATTTCTTTACCTGTAGGACCATCAACCTCATTTGGAGAAAGGATGTCTTCGGTATTGATGTATCGATTGGTAATATCGTTTTGTGTTAACTGATATTTAAAGAATACCTTTTCAACACCATCAAAATGGCGTTCAGTAAAATATTGTAAAGCATCGTCTAAACGGTCTTCGGCTTGTTGCCAATCTACGTTTATATCGATAACCGGAGAACCCAGTTGTCTGTAAGCATATTCAATTATTGCTTGTCTTGAATTAGGTTTTGCCATTTATACTTCCTTAACAGTATTTATGGCAAAATTAATTTAAGATTGTGGAGGTTCTTCCTTCTTTTCTGGAAGACTCACTAAAATTTTGGCAATTTCACTATAATCAATATTTTCTATGTAATATCGTCTGCTTATAGGTTCGTTTGCTTCATCCGGTTTGCTGGGTTCGTAATTAGTAAATCCAGGCATATTTAGCGGACAGTTTAGTTTTGGGTAGTCTAATTTACTGTATTCTTGATCTTGAGCCATTAACCATGTGTGGGGTTTGTCGCCACAACCACAACCACCACAGAAGTGCTTTCCCGGAGTTTCACTTTCTTTTAGATGTTGACACGGGGGAAGTTCTCCTCCGGTGTGTTGATTACCAAAACAACTAAGAACACGTAACTGTTTAGCTGGTGTGTTTATTTTATGATTTGATAAACCACGAGACGCCAAAGCTGTAGCAAAACTCTGTACCATGCCTATCTTTTTGGACAGAATACTTTCTACCTTTTGATTAGTAGTTTCTTGTCTAAACTGAATATTGTTTTGCTTGTTTTTATTGCAATTACATCCCATAATATAAACTCCTACAAGTATATATCAACCACACCAACAAATTTTTAATTAAAACAATCCACCACCTAAACGTGCATTAATTGCATTAAGTTTAGAATCTATTGTATTAAATTTTTGTTGAACGTCTGTAACGGTACCAATCTGAGCAATGGTATCAACAACTAATTTATCAATTTTTAAAGTACTTGGTATAAAGGTTTTTATACTTTCGTATGCTTTGATATATGGGGCTAATGTTACACCATTTTGCGAGGGCAGATTGCCTGAAGAAACAGCAGGTATAATTATTTTGCTAATACTGGAATTAGATATATTAAACGGATTTGTGTCTGTGGTAATATATAAAATTTTGGCCGGATCCATCTGTGAAGTGCCAACAAGTTTTTTAATATCCAAAGATCCAGAAGACAAATTAACATCAACAACTGTTCCTGTGTTTATTTTAGTTGTATTGTTAAGTCCTCCTAATTGATACGCTTCTTTTCCTATTAATGCTGAAGAAATTGCTCCATATGAGATTTTTGTTGTTTCAATAAAATCTGTTTTATTTGCATATATGGAATATAAATTAGGATATGCAGTGACAGAAACGGTTAGATCGTTTGAAACGTTCAACCAATTTGGACCCGGAGACACGGAATTAATGGCAAACACAACAGCACCGGGAGCTAAAACAACCCCTTCTTCTGCGGTGGAAGGAGTATACCACGATTTATAACCAGGATAATTTACTACAATTCCATTGTACTGCCCGTGTGGTGCGACTTGTATAACAGGTTTCACAATTTTTTGGCCGGATGTAAGGCCAACTATTACCGCACCAGTCAATCCTCCACGAACAGTTTCGTCCAGATATAAAATATCTACTCCACCATCACCACCGTAAGTTATACCACTAAGACGTACTGATGGGTATTTTATAGAACCAGAAGTAACAACGGTACAACTAGTCGTGGAAATACTTTCTACTACACCTAAAACTTCTGCATTTGCTTCGGAAGTAGCAATAGCTAAAGTGTAACCACCATTAATTGCATCATATCTGATTACGTCTCCTAGAGTTAACCCGACAAAGGTTATTCCGTCTGTATTTAATAAATTTATAGCAACACGAGACGGGCTTTGTTGTAGTACTATGTACGGAGAATATACTGTTGTGTTTTGACTTGAAGATGTAGGCATTTATTTTTTCTTTATACAATTAAGAACCGGGCTCAAGCTGGTCTTTATACGTTGCGTCAACAACGTAGTGGAATCGTAATGAATCTAAACTTTCCGCACCATCATTAATTTGTACTGTCATAGCACCTTTATTGTAACCAGCAACTGTAATATTATTTGTGGTCAAAGAAGTCCTGGTTGTTGATGCAGTACTCCACGGTAAATTTTTAAGACTTCCTGCGGTCTCTCGCATGTCGTTACTTGCGTTTACGTTATACGCTTCGTTTGCTGTTCCAGACACGGGGGAATAAAGAGTAATACCTGTAGGAACAATAACAGTTTTTACAGGAAAATTTATTTTGTACTGTTTTTGTGTGCTTAAATTGCCTAATAACAATTCTGTGTAATTTAAACTGGCAGTTTCTGGAAATCCTGTTGTTACTCCTGCAGGATACGTTCTTAAATAATACGGCTGGGCTGTTTTATAATCAAATGCAGCCAGAGATGCTCCGCTTAATTTTCCTTCATATGGAGTTAAAGATTCTGAAAGACTTACTATATTTAAACCAAACTGTTCTGCCCACGGTTCCATCCATATGGAAGTTCCTACCCAGACATCGTTTCGCTTGTAATAAGTTTGACGATACTGCTGCATGTCTTGAGATATTCCTGACGGAAGGTACACTCTAGATGGAGGAGGTAAACTGTCAAAAGTATACCAAGATATACTTGGGTTATAATACGTGTCACCCACAGTAAACGATATTTCTTTTGAAGTACCAAACGGAATAAACGCATAAGGTATTGTTGGCGGTCCTTGCCTTTCTACACCATCAACCCCGGGCACATTATACAATCTAAGAACTCTCCAGTTATTTAACGCAATAGCCCCACTAAGACCTACGGGATGTTGTGTACCCGCGTAGTATGTTCGATCCACATACACAGTAATACCTTGGAGGGTTATTCCTGGATAAGTTCCTGTATATCCTGGTCCTGTAGCACAATTAAATTTTAATTTTATTAAATTTGTACCAGAATAAAAGTCTCCCGCATCAAATTTTCGTATATTTTGAATAGACGGAAGCATTATAGATTTTAAATCGTTTTGGTAGCCCGTCGCACCACAAACACCAGAAATTAGTGTTGCTCCTGTTATGAAATAGTGAAGATTTGGACATTTTGATGGACTCCAATCGTAGTCCATTCTGTCAATTTTTATTGGTTGGCTTGGTAAACCGGGAGTTATTTTTAGATTGTTATACGTTATTCCTGTGGTTACAAAATACCAGCCGTCTGTTATGGGATTTATGTACTTTTGTGGTTTTCCTGTGACGTACGTGTACGCGTTTGAGTACTGGTTTGCGTTTAATGATCCGTTTACAGACACTATTCTGTTTTCTAACAGTGTTGCCAAACGGTTAAATACGCCTGTTGCTGCAACAACAGCATCGACAGACGATCTGGGAGAAACGTCGTAAACACTAATATTTGCTGTGGTTGGGCCAGTTTTAATAAAATCAAACAATTTTGGAAACGCAGTACTTAAATTAGTATATCCAGTAAACACACCAATATTATTTGCTGGTAATGTATAAGATCCACTACTTTCTGTAAAAACCCCGCCCCACAAAAGTTTATCCAAATCTGCAGTATTTACATCAAAGTTTCCACCCGGCTGTGTAACTTCTACGGTCAAAACAGTAGTGGATGTAGAAATAACTTTACTAACCAAACCCAAAATAAAGTCATCGTATGGTGTAAATATACCTTCAAATGCTCCTACTGATTGAGTACCATAAATACCACACGTATTGTATACACAACCGTCTAATTTGCCCGCCCATTTTAAAAAACTTAATGCGTATTCAGATGCTTCAGGACCAAATCTTTGTAAAAGTTGTTGTTGGCCACCAAAAGAGTCTTTAAAAAAGAAAACCAGATCTCCGACTTTTACTGACTGTGTTGTATCCAGATACGCTGCATCAAATCCAGATTTGTCTATGGTAATTACGCGTTTTGACCCGCCATTAGAACTACTACCAGAACTTAATCCTATTAGCTGCCCGCGATACGGAAGTACGCAACCAACATTTCCAGTAATGCCTAATAATATAGGTTTTGATACTGTATTAAATGCCGTGGGTTCTACGGTGGTAATACCACCGGCCACATCAGGACTCAAAAAGTACGCTTGATTGGGAGACAGTGTACCGCCACTGATCTGTAAAGCATTGGCTATGGTGTTTGCAAAGGTTGTGTTGTTAATAACACCACTAACCGCAACAATGTTTGACGATGCATTTTCGCCTACAACAATTCCTAAAACTTCTGCATTTTGTGCGGTGTCTGCTTTTGCTAGAGTTAACCCGTTGGTGGATACACGAACCACGTTACCGGCAGTGATACCTGTAATTTTTGGAGTCACTCCCACAACCATGGACGAAACGGTTGGTGCTGTGGTAAATGAAACGGTTCCGTTGAAATTTACATTACCGGCAAAAGTTACACCAGTGGCCACATTTGATCCGTGACTAATAGTAAATAAACCACCACTACTAGTCACGCCTACGCCATCTCCGGCTAATATATTATATACCGTAACACCATTTAATGTGTTAATAACACTATTGGTTCTGTCAAACCACGTTTTAAACGTATCGGTGTATGATAAATTGTTTATTTGGGGCATAGGATTAGGTTATAGTATAATTGTTTTTGTATTTTACGATACCACTAGTTGCATTAAATATAGGCAAGAAAGTTTGCCCAGTTGTCTGGGTTCCAGATTTACCAAATCCTACAACTTGAAGTTGTAAGCGGGCTGCACCACACGGGCCGTTAATCACGTTTATGTTTGATGCGTCTTGTAAAGTACGGTCTTCGTTAGTACCTGCAGGATTACTTGTGGTGCAATTTACAGTTGCTTGACTGATAATTATACCGTAATCGCCGTCTTTAACGGTTGTGGTGTTGTTATACCCAGACAGCACTACCGTTGTAGCGGTGCTATACACCCAGACGCCAAATCCACCGTTTACGTCTGTTTGTTTTAACAGGTACCAGCCGGGATTCACGGTTATTGATTTTAAATTGTTAGCGGTGGCTGATGTGACTAAACCAGCACTTAAAGGAGTACACCCGTTCCACGGCGTTCCGGTCATAGAGGTTCCACTCTGAGACAGATACGCGTTTTGGTGCCAGTTTGCAAATAAAGTTTGTGTTAACGTTTGTTGAACGTAAAAAATTTCTTGAAGTTCGTTTAACTCTGCAGCCTGTAAAGGAAATCCGGGTTTAAACGCAACAGCAAAATAATTTTTTGTAAGATCCATCTGGTCTTGGATCCTACTTTTAAACGGAATTGGGTGGAGCGGAAATTCGCTTACAAATGGGGCTGGTATTGTCATGATGGTAAATCACTTATATTTATACTAATATCAAACTTATATGAACGGACGGTTTGGGGATACACTTCGATTGGCGAAGACGCAATATTTTGAAAAGAAACTATTTTTCCGGTAGTTTTATCTATAGACGGAAACACTAAACGCTGTACTCTATAGTTAGTAGGACCTATTTTAATGATGTCTCCTACGTTAACTACGTTGATTACGTCGCTAGTGTCCACTCTAAATCCGGTTTGAATCTGATAACCGTCTGCACTAACACTAATTTTATTGGCATAATACGTTCCACCCAAAGAAACTCCGGTCCTACGACCGGTGTAGTGGATATTGTATCCGTTTGAAGATAATTGAACTGACGTGTTTGCTGGATCTACGTCGGAAATTAGTAGGGTTTGATTGTCTGGTTTGTTCATGGTTATGAAGCCGTTGTGATGGTTCCTGTTCCACCGAATGCAAACGTTTGAAGATTATTGAAGCTCTTATCTTCGGGTGCGTATATTGCGGGGGCATTTGAACCGTAAATTAATGGATTGGCAAGAACTGCAAATTTGGTGAAATTTTTGGTCGTTACGTTGTTGTCTAAATCATCACTGGTTATTTGAATTATTGCACGAATACGTTTTGGATGAATTAGTGTTGTTGGGTCGTTATAAAAATTGGTTGGGTAATTAACTAGTTTTATAGCATTGTACAATGACGTATTGGGAGCAACCCAGTCGGTTACAGTGCTGTAATTTGATCCAGAACTGACTAGTTCAATTCCTATAACTAGGTATTGGTTATAGCCACTGGGTTGTGTTAGTAGTCGTACTTGAGCACCTGTGCCAGTTTTATCCAACAAAGTGATAGATGGATTTTCTGTTGTTACTGTTCGTTGTGCGTCAGTTAATCCGGTAAGGTCTATTCTAGCCGACATTATGCCACTTTCGTTTGTAAAGTTATTCAAACAAGCAAGAGCATATTCCTGACTAGAACCAGGAATTAAATTGTATTTATTGGTATCTAATAACTGTTGAGTAGTTTGTATTGTTTTTGTGGCTGGACACAGTGGATTTTCTAAAGGATGGGAACTAGTAATACCTCCTGACGTAACGCCCTTTAAAAACATCACATCACGATCTAGTGCATCTGCCAATTTTTGACATTCAAAGCAATCAGAGAAAATAACTTCATTAGTTACATCTCCTTTGTTGTACACTTCTCCGGTTACTTCGTCTATGCTGTTGTCTTTAAAGTACAGACAACAACACCCGTATGACGTTATTCCTGTACCACATAGGGGAGTATACACGTCCGTAAAATTAGTAAATGTGGTGATATTAGTAATATCTGGAATAGGTAGATCTGTTTGCGATAAAAATTCTAGTTTAGTTACATCAACTTTGTATACGGGAATCCAGCTGTATCCGTCACTGTATTGTTGAATAACAGGATTGGTGTGAGAAGGAATCACCGTAGAGATTGCAGGTTCTTGATCTATTCGGTTATACGTTTTGTTGTCGGTACAGATGTAAACAATTCTGTTTTCTGGGTTGTACACGTAAAAATTTGATATTACATCTGGTGCCCATTCGGTATACACTTTTCCGTATTGCCATTCGTTATTGTCTGCAATTAGTGCTTTTTCTGACAGTGCAATACGTCTGGCAAGAATACCATCGGATTCGCGGACGTATTCGCCTTCTGGGGTTTGCCCGGACAGACCACCTAAAACTAAATGCAATTCTGTTAACAGTTTAGACTGTATTTGCGGTATAATATTTTGTAATAGTGTTTTAGTCATTTTTAATTTATGAACAAGTTAAACCTGAATTGGGATAAGTAAAACCGGGAACTGGCGTCAAATATAAGAAATCTCCAATATTTATCTGTCCAAAAGTCATTCCTGTATAATATTTGCCGTTAATATCAGCATCCCATGATGGGAATTTGTAGATAGGATATCCGGTTACGCCACCATAAGCACCAGAACAACCAAAAGTATGGCCTATATTTGCTGTTGAACCAAGAGTATACAGTGCATAATTAGCAAAAATTGAAATTTCATTTGTGGTTGCTGTTGTTGGATTTTGGACTGTAGTTTTTGTTGTAAATTTTGCATTAAAGAAATCTTTGGTACCGGCAGGATGTAGTATAGGTCTTACAGTATTTGTATACGTTTCTAGGCTTATACCAGCAACACTAACTTCGTACGAAAATTCTTGCCAAAAATTATTATCATAAATTACAGAATAATTTAAATAACTTCCTGTTAGTTGTGGATAAAAATCACTAATATTTGTAGAATAATCGCCAGTAGCATTTAAATTGTCTCGCATCCAGTCGTAACGACCGCCATTTAAACGCAATACGTACTTTTTAGGATACGTAAGTGATATATCGTCAGGGTCTACACCAAAAAAATCATTAATAACCAGTTTAAAACTGTTTTCTGATCCTTTTGAAGAATATAAATTTATTTTAATATTGTCTATTAAATTTTTAACCTTTTCATGAGTTACATACTTTCCTATAGAATCTGTTGGTAATGCATTTAAATACGTATTAGATAAATGTTCTACCAAATTATCTGGAATGTATTGTAGATCAATCAGATCTTCCAATCTGAAAAAACTTAAATCATTGATGTCTGTAGTATTACAACATAACCAATCGTAATACGCTTGTGTCAATGAAACTAATACTGAATTTCCATTGCTGTTTAATCGTAACCAATATGGAAATAGTTCTCTGATATTTAAAGGATATTTGCAAGTGGTTGGTGGTTGTGGTGTCGGAACGAAAAATGAAGAAACCGGCTGGACTAGACTCTCGAATTGAACTCTGGGCTCAATCTCTACAGTGGACAAATCATAATTTGTCGTATACGTTTTATTTTCAAGAGTTTTAGTGAAAAGTAAAATCATCAATTAAGCTCCAGTTACTGTTGCAGATACTATTCCTAAAAATTCATTCTTTATCGTGACCGAATCTGGATATTGAAGATTTGCTGTTACATTTATTGTTGTTCCTGTTGACAGCACATTTGGTTTTATAAAAATTGCGCCAGTGCTGTAATCTACGCTCCCTAAAATACCAAGAGCTGTTTGTTCCACGCCACTGGTGTTCACTGCAACCAACGAACCGCTAGTATTTGTTATTTTTTTGTCTGCCAGTTTTATGGTGGTGCTGTTGTACGTAAACGAATCACTAGTAACCACTCCACCAACAGTAGTCGGTGGGGTTTGTAGCTCATTCTTTAAATAAATTACACGATCAGAACCGGAACCAATTACTTGCACCTTTAAACCACCAGATGTTATATTAACACCTTTTACTGTTGTGTAGTTATTAATAATTAAATTTTTAACATCAATTAATTTAACAGAATTATTAAATTTATAATTATCATTATAATACGATTCAACAAGGGATTTAATTCCTGCTAGTTGTGCAGTATTTGCTCCTGTTGTTAATATTCCTATATTAATGGTAACTACCTGAGGCTGAACATATTCTGGAAGAACAGTGACTACAGATTTACTCTTTAAAAATGCAATACTGTTTTTAACCGAAGATGTTGTAGTCGTTAGTGTTGGATCTGCATACGAAACAAACACACGACCAAATGAAGCAGGGTCTGCTTCTTCACCACCCCAAACGTTTACTTGTGTGGTTTGCGTGATCGATGCCGGTAAAATGTTTGAAGAGAACAGTAGGCCGTAAAAATCATCCTTGGTCACTGCACGATCATTTGCTGCAAATAATTTGGGAGCAAAGAATTTTATTAGATTTAAATCTACCGCATCGGTACCACTGGCAGAAACTGACGAAGACGTCACAGTAACTTTGTTGTTTGTTATTGAAGAAATGCCGTTTGCTTTAGTGCCACTTGGTATTAAGTAAGATACAGTAACAACATCATTTTCTGCTATATTTTTGCCGTACGTTGTTTGATAATCGTTTAATGTTCGTTTACCAAATATAATATAAAATCCATTGGAAGTTCTATCTAAGAAATATATCTGCCCATCTGGACCTTGATCTACTTGATAATTATTAAATTTGTTCCAAGCCACACCATTAACTTTAACTGTTAATGTATTTAAATCGATATTAGTGTTTCCCAAAAACGCTTTTTGTTGAGCGATGTCTACTGTAACTTGTAGCCCATCAACAACCGAATTTGCTTCATATAATGTAAAACTGGATGTTGTTCCAGAGGTTAAAGTTTGGTCTTGTATAGGATAAAATCTATAAGTAGTGCCTGATGAGCTAGAACCCAAAAAGTAATCAGTATAAGCAAGTAAAACGTTAGTGGTTGCTACGGATTTAGCAACTATTTCAGTTTTTGAACATGATTTTCCCGTTACAAGATATCCTAATGGTTTTACTAGAGATACTATATTATTTTCTAATTGTGCTGTATCTAAAAAAGTCTCATTAGCAATCATGTTGCTGTAAAAACTATAATATAGTGTGTTATACGACAATACATCCAATAACGTATTAACGCCCGCACCTTCAAAATCATATCCAACAAATTGTGGAAGAGTACTTAAATACCCCTTTAAAGACGTTTTTATGCTGTCAAAGTCTAATGAAGATATGTTTATTTTTGGATTTGCCATTATTTGTCGTTACCTACAGTTAAGACTATATCTTTAGTGACAGATTGGTCGTATATTGGAGAATACGAAATGTTAATATTCCAATATCCTAATCCCGAATCTGTAATATTTATGGTTTGAACTATTGCCCTTGGTTCGTATAATTGTATTGCTGCTGCTATTTCAGACGCTTTTATATTTATTTCTAAAGGATTGAATTCATTAAAAACCAGATCGTATGCATTACCGCCAAATGCAGATTCAAATAATTTTTCGCCTTTAGTTGTTAGTACTATATTTTTAATTGCTTGAGATATTGCCGCGATATCCAATTTAAAATTAGCATCGTTTGTTAGTTCGTTTTTAGTAAAATAAAGATCAATATCTGTGTATTTTGCCATTTTATGATACTCCGTCTCTCATAAGATACAGGTACATAGAATGTTTTTGTGCTGTGATAACTCTTTGAACTTTATAGATCATCCAACGGCCACCAAAATTGGGATAATCAACGTAGATTAATCTTCCTGGTTTTGCTCTGATATCACCGTGAACTAAAATTTTAATACGTTGAGCCATCATTAAAGCAGTTTGTGCTTTTCTAAATAATGGGGTTTTTGCTGGTGTATTCCAAAATGTTGCTGCTGTATTTGAATATTCTTTGTAATATTTAAAATAATTACCAATCACTGTATCACATTCCCCGCTAGGATCTGTTTGTGTTTGATTTATATTTGGAGGATACGCTAGACCGTTATAAGTTTTTCGTTTATCGTAATTAAAAAAATAAGTGTTTTCGTCGGTTTTAAAATATTTTTTCCAATCAGAGGGGGCACCTTTTACATTTTCATAATTTATATTTGTTAGATTATTATCACCATATTTTTCTACACAATAATTGCAATTATAAGTAGAATGTGGATTATTAAAATCTATACCAAGCCATTCTACGTCACCTAATTCTGATAATATGTAATCACACTCGGTTGTTGCATTTTTTGCTACAGCTAAACTTGCATCAGTGGGTTCATCATCTATTGGTCTGAGTTGTGAAAGAGCTGCAGGACAATTACAATCGGGAGAGGTTTTTGGACAATTCATATTTGAAACCGGCCCAAATGGACTCAAACATTTTAATGCTTCATCGTAATTGGACGAAGTAATTGTCCTTTTTGATGGAGGATATACGTATTCATCTGATTGATTGTTGTATGGAAATTGAAGCATTTTTAATATATATTTGAATTATTAACAATCTACACACAAACCATCGTGTGCATTTTCTATATCAAACACATATAGATTAGAAATAGGATCTCGTTCGCCTACGGTTGGTCCGTCTTCTGTATCTACTACCACCTGTATAGGTAAAGTTTCTCCGCGTATCGTGGTTAGTGCTTTTGCCGGGATACGGAACATTTGTACCACTCTACCTGCATGATAAAATTCACTATTAGAATCAGTACCATCACTAGACCAATTTTGAGGGCAAGGTCCATTAATGAGACGGAATTTACCGATAGGCATCATTTTAAATCCTGTAGGATATGATGTTATTGAGGTCTTATCTGCACGTGCTCCAGTAAATCCTAATGTATCTGTTATGCCTGGATTCATTATTAGACTAAAAGGAGGACCGGTGGACCCATCACTATTAAGGTATTCAAATTCTTCTGGTACCCTTGAATTTAAAATTTCATTTAAATTATAGGCTCTGTTATCGGGATATGTGGCATCAATTGGAGTAATGCCTTGCATATATCCCTGTGGCATAACAAACACAAACGGGAAAGAATTATCTTCAAATTCTATTATAGAATATTGAGACCAAGGATTTGCTTGGCCAGTCGCAGGGTCTATATTTGCCGCTGGTATTTGTGCAGAATCTGCTCGTGGCCAAAATTCTATTTCTGTCCATTCGTATTTCCAAATACCACCTGCATCTGTTGTTATTTTATTAGTAGAATTTTCAGAAATAGTTTGATCGATTCCACCATATAATTTAGTTGCTTTTGTTAATAAAGCAAAAAATGTTTCTGGTTGTTCTCTTTCACAACATGCAGATTTTTTATACACTTCCCATTGTCGTTTTAGTCGTTTTTGGTCTGCATAGTCTCTGCGATACGTAACCAAAGCTTCTCGCCATTTAATTTTTTTCATGATAATATTTAAATAATCACCGGGTAATTCACACATATCATATTGTGATTGCCAAAATTCTGTTTCTGTTCTGTCGGATTGAACAATAAACGATTCATCGTTTTCATATTGGTTGTAATTATCATAATAATTCCACCAAGGTGTAGCCGCTTGTTGATATGGATTAGTGTAATAACCGTATACAGTATCTGTAATACGAACAGTTGTACTAAGCCCCTCAAAATATCGAACAGGAGTTGACGATATAGGCAACCAAGAACGGTCAGTTTGGTAATTGTATTCTATTCGTTTTCTTTTTAAATTGCCGACAGTATCAAGATACGAATTAAACGGTTCTTCCCAATTAGGTTTAATTCTTACATATTCACTAACAAACGCACCACCATCTAATAACTTATTAGGCAATACTGCGTTAATAACTTCCATGGATACTATTGCGCCTGCGTTATTTTCGTCCGTAGTGGGCGTAAAATACGGTAAATCTTTATCCTTTAAATTACTTTGTTCTCGTAATAAACTTTCAATAGATCTAAAATTCCACGATTGTAAATCTTCCCAAAAGAAAAAATTTACTGCATCTTTATTGTATAGATCACATGCATATTCGCAGATATAATTCATAATTTGTGAAATACGTAACGAGCTACCAAGTTTGGAGTAGGGATAATGAGTTGGGTCGTGTTTTAACCATATATCATTAAATGTAGAATCTGCTTTTAATGGCTTAGTTAAAATTGGAGCAATTTGGGTTTGAAGAAATCCTGTTAACTGAACAAAATCGTCTACTTTAGATTTTGCATCCGGTAGTTTTACTTCTGGCAAATAACTAGTTTTACTTTGGTCCTCTTCTTTTATAGAAATTTTTCCTATAAAATCTTCATAAAATGTTTTGGTAAAATTAGCGTTTAAGAAAGTATCCGAAGCAAAACGAACAATAATTTTTGTAGGACGACTATCAGGACCAACTATTTGTTTGGATGCTAGATCACTAACAATGTTTATATCTACTATTTTAAATTCAAAAGTTTTTCCATCAAAACTAATAAGCACTGGATCGTTTATAGATATTTCGTTTGTGTAAAATAAATTTTTGGACGTATCAATAAATTCTACAGAACCAAATACCGATTCAGCAAACATATCTTCATCGATAGTAACACTACTAAAAAGTATAGTTTCGTTTTGAAAAGTGGTATCTCTAGGATACAGATCTAAAGCAGAAACTTTAATTTGTACGCCACTAACATTTGGAAAATTTATATTTGGATCACTCATAAGCTACTTATTTTTATTTCATTTGTATTATTATTATTAAATAACTCTTGTATTGCGGTTTCTAAATTTTTAACACCGGTTAAACTGAGTTGTTTGATTTGTGTTTTGTTGTAAAGGTCAACGTCCAATAATTGTTTTCTAGGAGTAATAAAATCATCATTATTATTGGCGGTTTGATAACCAGCCAGATAAACGTTCTCCCAGACGCCAGTGGCAGTTAGATCTAAAATTTCTCCATTTTGTTGTACGTAAATTGGTGAATCCAAATATTTATCGATACTTAACAATTTATTTTGTATAGTTTTTATCTGTTCGTAGCGATTTGTTGTACTACTAAATCGCCAAACAGAAACTACAGTACCAGAAGGGTCTTGAAATTTTACAGGAGTTGTATTTGGGAATTGATACGTTTTTATAAACACTCGTTTTGATATGGTGTCGATGGAATCTACAACACCAACATATTTGTAGTTTGTGCCTACACCTTTTAATATTAAATGATCGTATCCAGATTGCACATCAAAAAACGCTCCACTTAATCCTAGTGGTGTTGCTTTTTGATACGATTGACCGGCGCAACCAGCGTCTCCATAGTATAGTATCTGACCCCAAACTACTAAATTATTATTAGTGTCTATAGCAGCAGAATGTGATCTTCCAGCGGATACTTTCTTGAAAGTTCCAGATGGATAATTTAGCTGGCCATCATTATTGTTGCCCCATGAATATATTTGCCCCGAGGTATCTAATGCTAGTGCATGAGTGTCTGTAACCGAAACCATTGTTATTCCTAAAACACCCGGAGGAACTACTAGATTTCCATTACCAGCATCAGCACCAAAGGCCGTTAAACCAAACGTGGTTGGTAATATCCCTACACAATAACCGTTACCGCAATCGACTCTGTATAAGGATGCTGGCGGGGTGTAACCGTATCCTACTGCGGTTCCGTCTAGTCTAATAGCAACTCCACCTGACGAATTACTGGTCCATGCAGTTCTTGCAACGTTTGTTGTTGCTGAAGCATTGTATGTGTTAAAGTCTGAACATTCGCCGAAACATTCCATCTGATTGTTGCTATTAATTGCAACTATTCTATTACCAGAAGCATCAATATATTTGTAATTACCTGATACAGATTTATATAAACGATCTGCAGTAGTGAAAGAACTGCCCGGTGTTATGTTTCCCCACGCGTAAATGTATCCTTTAGAATCCAAAGCAGACACAAAATAATTACCGGCAGAAATTTGAACAACATTTTGCTGTTGATTAAAATTGTCTGGAATTATGCACTGACCGTATTGTGGAGAACCACACGAATTAGCAGAAGTAACACCTCCTGCACCATAACATTTAATACTAAACGGACCAGTTCCGGTTTCGTATATAAGCAGATCGCCAGCCATGACAGAGCTTAAATCAGTACCTTCGTAACGCTTTAAAAACTCTCCTGTAAAACCAGTAGAACCGGCAGCAGGAAGAAAATCTGACGTATTAGCAAATTGATACACCCAACCACTATATTCTGTTTCTATTTGGGCATTATAACTTTCTTGAGACTGTGCCCATTCTCTTAACGGATTTTTTACACCATTTGTTAAAAATAAAGACCAATAATACTGAGGATCTTTATATAAACGATCCGATACCTGATCAGGACGTTCTCCGGGCAAAGCAGTAGTTGTTAAAAGAGCATCTGATCTGTCAAAAACTAAATTAATAGATTTAAAAATATCGGTTACTTCAAACGTCCCACCACTAAATCCGTAATTTATTTTTGGAAAATATTGAAACATGTTATTATGACGTTCGTGGTCTTCCTGTTTGAGTAAATCTTTCGGATCTGGATATAATATTTGCGGAACCGTCTCCGGGTGCCATCGCTGGTTCTAGTTCGATAAATGTTAATTTTACATTGATTGCTAATGGGCGAAAATCAGAAGTAGTAAACGGAGTATTAATAATAGGAGAACGATTAATATCAACATTTTTTAATACAGAAACTAGAGGATGACCATCCCAATATAATGCTGGAGCATACGGAACACCGTAACCACTGCCGTTGGGAACAACAGCCTCAAAGTACCATAATGGAGGATGGTTCATAGTTAACAGGGATTGAGTTCCCGCTATAGGATACATGTTTGATTGAAACGTTAATGCTATGGCGTTTGCTGCTTCCGCTTGAGCTTTTGTCTTTGCCATAAAATTAATATTAAATGCGTGGGTTCTTCTGGCACCGGGCTCTAAAATGGTTTCAAAGTGATCAAAACGAATAACACTGCCACCACTTAAAAAACTGTTAAACAGTTCTTTTGTGCCGGTTATTTGTTGTGCTAATGTGCCTAAAAGGCTGCCGGTTTCTACCGATTGTACGTTTAGACTACCACCAGCTGTATAGTTTTGGCTATTAAGAGTAGCATGTTCTTTGGGATACGGTATAAGAATTTTACCAAATGCTCCATTTTTTACCGCTGCTCTGGTTCTATTTTTATTAAAAGTACTGTATTCAGCAACATAAAATGCCATCCAAACAGGCACATCTCTCTCAAACGGATCGTTTTTGGGTGGAAATTGGTAGGTATATGCCATATTTTTCTCTAAATATATATTGAAATTTCATGGCATATAAAACCAAATTTGAACCTCAAAATCCCAACAAGTATGTTGGTAATGTACACAATATTGTCTGTCGTTCTAACTGGGAACGTAGATTTTGTAAATATTTAGATGAAAATTCCAATATTATCCGATGGTCCAGTGAAGAGATAAAAATTCCGTATCTATCTACTATAGACAGACAATTACATCACTATTATCCGGATTTTGTGTTTGAAGCGGTTAAAGAAAATGAAGTTAAGACGTTTATGGTGGAAATTAAACCTAAAAAGCAAACACAACAACCAGCACCAAGAAAAAACAAAAAAGCGTATCTGAATGAATGTATAACTTATGAAACAAATATGTGTAAATGGAAAGCAGCAACGGCGTATTGCGAAGAAAAAGGATGGACTTTTAAAATATTAACAGAAGACAGCTTATTTAAAGGCTAATCATGGCTTCAGTAAATAAATCACTACAAAATTCAGATATCGGTACATTAGTTTCATTTTTTCAAAATTTATCAGGATTTCAAAGATCTAATAGATTTAGAGTAGACGTTACTCCTCCAACAGGAGCAAATTTAGATCAAACTGTACTTTTTGCTACCAACGTTCAAATTCCACAACAAGTTGTCACGTATTATCCTGATACTGTGGCTCCTTCAGGACCTAACATAGACATTCCGGTAAAACGAGAATACGACGAACGATTTATTATCGATTTTATTGTAGACAAAACTTGGAAAACTAGAAAATTCTTTGATGATTGGATTGACTATATGTTTATCGGTGATAGAAGAAATACCAGAAATAATTCTTTATTTGTTCGTTATTTTGGCGAAATTACCGGGACTGTTGATATTTATGCCCTAGACAACAATGAGCAAACAAATCGCCGAATAACTCTGTATGATGCGTATCCTAGCACCATATTACCAACACAAATGATGAATGATGCAACAAATGATTATTTAACTTTAACTGTAGATATGAACTATAGATATTATACAACAAGTGATAAGTAATTATGGCTCTTAAAGATTTATTAATATCGTCATTACCCCAATATTCTGAAACATTAATTTCTGGTAAAGAAGTTTCTTTTAGACCAATGATTGTGTCAGAAGAAAAGGCTTTGCTGTTAGCGATACAATCGGGGAATAATCAAACATTGTTAAAAACCCTTACAAACGTTATTTCTGCTTGTTTTGGTGGTGGTAAAGACTGGTCTATTGCAGATTTTGAACATATGTTTTTACTATTACGGGCAAAATCTGTGGGAGAGCTGGAAGGGTTTACAATTAAATGCCCAGACACGGGCGAAGAAGTGTCTATTAAAGTAGATCTAACCAAACAGATACGACTAGTAAAAAATAAAAATACCAATAAAGTTAAATTAAATGAAAATTTAATTGTTGTATTTAATGAACCTACAGTAAAACTACTGTTAAAATATCCAAATTACAAAACATCTACAGAAGAAACTTATGGATTTATTGCTTCGTGTATTAAACAGATACAAAATCAAAAAGAGGTAATTGATTGTTCAGAAGTATCAGATAAAGAAGTGGTTGATTTTGTAAAAAATCTTACATCCGGACAATTTAAAGCTGTTGTTTCGTATTTTGACACTTTACCGCAAGTTGAAGTGTTTTCCACATATCAAACTTCAGACGAAAAGACTCGTGAAATAAAAATTAAAGGGTTGTTTGATTTTATTAGTTTTTTTTTAATCATTTAAACTTACAGCTGTACTACAGACAAAATTTTCAATTAAAGTATCACCACAATTACAGTATACAAGAGATAGAAATGATGATTCCGTGGGAACGTGCAGTATACGTAGAACAAGTACGAGCATATTTAAACGAAGAAAAACAAAGAGTATCACAAAACAAAGGAATAATGCCCAATGATTGATCCTAACGTTGTTAACGAAGACTTTACAAAAACTGGTAAATTTTTTGCCACATCTGATGTGACTCCTAAAAAGCCTAAACCGGCTTCTCCACAAAAACCAACCAGAACATCAACACAGGAAGCAGCAGCAACGGCAGTAAACGAACACAACCAACTAACTCAACAAGAGCAACCCAGACAGATTTCGTTTTCACAGGCTATACAACAAGCAAGACAAACAGCAGCTTCAATTAACCCTAATGCAGTTTACGGAATGAATGAAGCCGATGCTATAAAATACGCACAACGCAGTGTTTCTGATATGGAACAAAAAATGGCCCAGATTGCAAACCTATCCGGAGCAGCATCAGTCATGGGCAAAGAATCTGGCGGTAATCAAGTTGCTAATACAAACACAAACGTAAGCAACCACACCAATAACGTAACACAAGTAACCTCTGATTATTTAAGAAATATCAGATCTGATTACCAAAGAAGTCCTCAGTGGAGAGCAGATATAGGATAAAAGAAAAGGCCCCTTTCGGGGCCTTTTTTATTTTACTCTTCGCCTAGACTCTTCAGATAATCGTCTACATCCACATCTTCGTCTGCCTCTTGCTTGGCAGGACGACGAGGCGCACGACTAACCGGTGTTTCCGACTCAATAGTGTCGTCTTCACCGGCATCAGCACGTAGATCACCACCAAGAGCATCCACAAGCTTGGTCTTTAGCTCAGGATAACTCTTGAACTCCTTGGGATTCACAAACTCCTTGAGAGCGTATTGCTTCTTCCATAGAGCCTCAAGCTTGGCGTCATCACCATCAAACAGTTCTGAGGCAGCACTAAACTCCGACTTGTCGTAGTTCACATACCCCTCAACCTTACGAACCTTAAGCTTGAAGTTGGCACCCTTCCAAAAGTCAAACGGATTAACTGCAGTCTCGTCATCAAATTCCGGATTCATCTGCTCTTGGATCTTCTCAAAGATCTTCTTGCCGTACTTGAACAGGAACACCTTACCCTTGTTTTGAGGAGCAGCAGGATCTTCCACAACAAGAATATTAGACACGTAATTAAGCTTACGCTTACGATCACGAGCAATACGCTTATCGCTTTCAGTACCACTATTCCATAGTTCACCGTTTGCCTCACAAACCGGGCACTTCTCACCAAGAGTCGTGGGGCAGTTGTGAATAAACCAACCACCCTTACCCTTAAACGCGTGAGAGTACAGCTTAACCCATGGAATGTCCTCGCCTTCCACTGCTGGAAGGAATCGAATAACCGCATAACCGTTGCTGGCAGAGTCCAGAGTAGGACGCCAAAACCGGTCATCCTTGTAATCATTGCTCTTGTTGCTCTTCTCAAGCTCCTCTTGGAGCTTGCTTGCCATGTTTGATGAATTCTTCTTTAGATCTTTAAATGCCATATGAATAGTTCTCCATTGTTTTTAGTATACCGCCAATTTGTTGTAAGTCAAATAATTAAATAGGTAATTTTGACGATTTGGGTAAAAAGTTTAAATCTTGCCCTTCCTGTTTAATTTTTTCAGTTATAGGCTTAGATAAAATTTTAGCAATACTTTCTACCGGAATATCTTTAGCTTCGCAGATGCTGATAACTGCGTCTAGATAATTAGTTTTCCACTTTTCTACGTATTTTTCGACTTCTCTGCAGAAATCGTTTTGTGTTTCATTATCAAAAAATAAGACCATAATATACCTATATATAGATGATTTCCAAAACTTTTTTCCACTAAATCACGGAGAAATAAATGCCAGATATTGACCAAAATATTACAGTTGACGTAACCGGTAACACTGCCTCTATAGCTACAGACTACACCACTATTGGCGTTACCAACGCTCACGTCCAAATAATGAAAGTTTCGTTTGGTGACCAAACTACTGCTACCCGAGTCACCACAACCAGCCCTCTTCCTGTAGATATTCGAGCATCTAATGCTACTGTTGGTATTACTGGTGGTGTTTACGGAATTGGAAATTTTAGAGTAATAAATGGTATATCAGGTGGTGCCACCGTACCTGTTGTTGTTGCAGGAACCATTGATTCTGGGGCTATTCCTGTGCAAATTAGCGGAAGAGTTCAAGGTATAACTAACGGAACGCCTGTTAGTGTAACAGGAAGTGTCAGTATTGCATCTGGTGCAGGCATTCAGGGAATTGTTTCGGGATATCCTGTAACAATTACCGGCGGTAGACCTTTGTCTTCAACTACCGATAGTGTGACAGTTTCTGGTACTGTAGGTGTCTCTGGTGGACGGTATTTACTACAATCTACCGATGGTGTAAGAATTTACGGTGCTAACGCTGGCGAAACCATGATTCCTGTCACCCTTCGTGATGGATCTGGAAATGTTATAGGTTCCAGCGGTAACGCTTTAAATGTAAATATCGTTGGTACAGGCGTAACCGCTACAGTTACTATTAATCCTGTGGTAGGCGTTTGCCAAGCCAATACTGCGGTTCCGTTTTACGTCGCCGGTGCAACTGCTGGTCCTGCCGTTCGTGTAAAAGGCGATTACGTTCACAGTGCGTCCGGGACTGCTGTTGAGGTTGGTTGGACGGGAACACAATACGTAAATGTATCCAACACTGTGGGATTAAACACCGCAAACATAACAACTGGTATTAGTGGTGTTACTGCTGTAAACACCATAAACACCAACACTGCTTCTATTCCCAACATCTACAATAGTTTAGTAGGAACCACTGGTGTAAACGCACAAATAGTAGGGTTTACTCGTCCCGGTAGTGTGTACACAGGAAATATTAGTGTTGGTCTTACCGGCACAACTTTAAGTTCTCGATCACTAAAAACCGGTATTACGCTTAAAGTGGTAAATAACAACATGTTAGTATACGGTTCTGGTTCTACAGGCGGATATTTAATGTCGTCCGGTGATGTGTTGTTCGTAGAAACCAACAATCTAAACAATCTAACATTCCAAACTACTGCAGGCAGTGCAACTCTATATTACATAGCAACCTAATATGGGAACAAATCCTAGTACATTTACCAATAGGAATACTACTTCTACTGATGGTGGAGTAATATACGTAAACGGTAAAACGTATACGCTAGCACGTTCCGACACATTTTATTATTTAGAGTTTATCAATTACGATAAAGAGCTGTTTAAAACCGCCTCAAACCTAACATCTAAACCCACATTAATTTTTTACACCGAAAGTGCCACAAACAAAGTAATCTTTGATTACACTTTAGCAAATGCCACCGATAAAAAATATATAAACAGCTTTTTTGCTAACATGACTTCCGGTGGTGAAACGTTCTCCATGATTAAAGGAGACTACTTAGACGTTGCAGAATTAAGTGCAGACCTTAGCTGTACGGTAACGTTTGCTAGTTACAGTGATTATAAAGCTTTTGCTAATGTGGTATCAGTAACAGAAACAAATCCTGCATCTGATGTGTATCTGGGTGAGTATTTCACTGGAACACCACAATTAAGTAAAACCGGTTCGTTGGGGTATACTGCTTCAACTGTAAACTACGCTTTGGTGTCTGTTAATCCCAATACCAGTAAGCCGTTAACGTATATGGGTGTTGCAGTGGGAGATGTGGTAGAAGTGGTTAATTCGTCTTCTACCAACAATCACAGTTTATTTGAAATTACAGAAATAACCACAATAAACAATAAAGAAGTTTTAAAAATAAATTCTATCTACGGAATACCACCTACGATAGAGTCGCTGATTGGTTCGCCTTCCACACTAAATGTTTACGTAAAGGGCACAACTACTTCAACTGCAGGATTAACTGGAGATCTTGGGTGTTGTTATAATTCTGCTGGCAATAAAATATCAAATAATACAGAATACCAGTGCAGTATTAGAAGTGGTTACACTTTCACAACCGATTCGTGTTCTGATGTTTTAAATGTTATAACAAATCAAACTGGAACTGTAGAGGTAGTTAATACGACAATTGTTATATCCAATAGTTTTGATTCTGCTGCAGAATTACAAACCGCTGATGTTGTTTTTGGTTCATATATCAATTTTATTGACGAAACTACTCCAAATTTGACATTAAACATATTGAGTGGTAATACTAATTTATTATCTGATAAAAAATTAATATTAAAACCACAAACTAAATATGCTATAACAGAATCCGATGTATCTAATACCGATCATATAATTAGATTCTCGACCACTGAAAACACATATACCCCATACACCACGGGAATATATGGCGGGGTTCAAAGAACTGGATTGAACAGTATTCATTTATTTAATACAACTTATTATGATTATCCTACACTATATTTGTATCTTGAGAGTAAAATATCAATAAATTCAAAAGAAGTTACATTAACAAAAACAGACTATTATATTTCTAGTTAATTTAACGTTTTGGAGCTTTACTTAAAATATCCCAAGATAAAATATTGGTACAGTCTGTTAATGTTAACCCTATAGGAAGTTGTATTGTTAACGTAACACCAATACCATTACAAATACCATAGTATTCCTTTTCATATATTTCATAATGTGTTTTTATTTCTTTCCAGCATGCGGATGTGTCATACTGATTAGCACATGCTATTTGAAATGATCTTTCTTCCAACAAATTATGTTTTATATTTTTTGCGCAAGAATAAATTGTACCGCCAGTTACACCAAACATAGCCTGACACGGAACATCATAATTTGGTAATTGTTCATATTTTATTGCACATATAGACGAATCGTATGCTAAATTGGGCGAAAGAGTAAACGGTAACGATTCATTGAATATAAAATATCTTGGGACAGAAATAGAACATTGAGGATTTTTAAAGTATGGTTTATATCCCTGAGCAGCAGGGTATAAATCTTGTCTATCTGCTATCCATGTTTTAGTGTAATCTGCTATATATTTACTAAAATTAGGATATGAAATTCCTTTGATATTATCAATATCAAAATACTCACGATTATTAGTAAACATTAAATAAGGATTTATAGTATAATTTGGTACGTGTGTGTATTTTAAAAATACCGCATTACCATCTGGTGGATTATTTGGTGTAGCAGTTCCGCAACTATCGTCTGTCACCGCACAACAGCAACAGCATCCGGATCCCGGACCTTGAAATCCACAACTAATTTTACCATTTATCACAAACGGAGAGCAAGATCCCCAAAACGGACCAAGTGTTGCTACTTTTGGAGAGTTGTAATCAAAATTACCAGCAGGATTACAGCCTTCTCCACCATAAGTTCCTTTACCAAATTCTGTATAATTAAAAGTAAACTGTTTTTCTATATCGCAGGGCCCAACAACAACAGTAGAATACACACATTCGTAGGTTCTTTGACCACCTTCTAGTGTTCCTGTGGTTGTACCACAACGAGAATCTGGAACAAAAGTATCAAGATCTTTTGTGTTTGTTGCAACAAGTGAATATATTTCTTCATCAGTGAAACAACCACAATAATCAAACTGATCACATACATTGAAAAATCTTTTATATCGCTCAAATACAAATTCTACCACTAAAGTTCTAGACGGACACATGATACTACAATCTTGACAAGCAGGATTATTATTGCAGTCAACTTCGGAATATTTGTTACATTGAACTGTATTTTTTTTACCTTTACCAATATTAGAATTTGGTTTACAGTTTATTGTTCCTGAAGGCACAGTTGGTTCGCTGGGATTGCATTGTTCTACTGCAAATGTTTTTTGGTCTATACAGCCAGAAGGTATTATCGTATTTTTACACTCTGAATTACTTGTTTCTATTGCCTTTAATAGTTCAAATTGGGCAATTTTAGTTGTATCTGTTACAGATATAAATCTTTCTCCAGCATCTGTTCGACATTGTGCAAGATTTAAAGACAATATTTCAATCGGTTCTGGTATCGTTTGAAAATACGCATAAGGAACTCCACCACACTCAATATCTGGTCTGTTCCAACACCTGTACAAATCTGTTACCGGATTTCTTACTCTACACGGACTACAGCCGGGAAATATTGCCGGATTGGGATTCCATATTCCGCTAGGAATATTTATTGTAGGGTCTACAGAATAAATTACACTTAAATTTTTATCTTTAAATAAATTATTAGCATCATCAGAATATACCACCGAAAAATATGCCACATTATTTTCATTATATCCTGCTGTATCTCCTGCCACAGCTCTATCGTTATCGTCTCTTTGATATGTGGGGCATGCTCCAGTTTCAAAAAACAAAGAAATAGAAGGTGGGGTTCTGCCTTTAGCGTAAACGTATTTTATTTCTCCTGTTTCTGTAACAACAGTATTTTGTAAGGTAATACCTTCATATTTTTTAGGCAATACTATACTACCAAATACGAATGTTCTATATGGGGGATTAGGAACTGCTGGTGTAGCTCCATAAAAATTAAGATTGTCTCCTGGTATTTCTGCTAAAAAATTAGCAGAATGAATAACTTTATCCGGAAAAATACCAATATTTTTTAAATATTTTTTACCATTATTAACGTAAGCAGTACACCCAGTGATTCCTGATGCGTGTTCAAAATAACCTTCCGCATTAGTGCCAGTATAACCTATAATTTTATTTGCCCATAATTTTATAGAAGGTGTAGCAAAACTCGGCCATATGCTTAAAGCCTTTGGTCTGAGAAACATATAAGCGCATTGGTCCAGTGGCTCACAACAACAAGGAGGAATTCTGCTCATAATCTACACGGAAATAAAGAACACTTTATTTCAATGTCAGTAAGTATTTAGTGTGGTGAACCAGACCTAACATTTCGTCACGGATGTTTAACAGATCGGTGTTGTGAGTAACAGTGTTGTTTAATTCACCGGTCAGGAACAGTACCGCTTGGTCTAGAAGCTTGTCAGCAGCACCGGGAGTGTACGGCTTGAGTTCTAAGCGTACGGTTGGTAGGCTCTTACCGTGTACACCCATCCACGTTTCCACAAAAGTGTCGATAAGACCGTCTAGACCTTCGTACGCCTTACCTAGAGCTTTATGCTCTGCGTAAGAACCAGTACCCCAGTGAAGCATTCGTAGTTGAGTTTGAAGTCCTAACAGTTTATCTACCATTGCGTGTTCTCCTACAGTATATAATGCACCCGGGTGGGGATGCACAGTATCTATAGAAAATCCGTTTTCAATAAATACAGTAGAAAGGGAATTTACATGAAATTATTAAACTGGATTAAATCCAAATTTAACGCAATACTAATCAAACTAAACCTCAAACCTCAAACCTGCACCAAAAAAACCTGTAAGAAGTCCAGCCGCAAAAAGTAAAGATTTTACATCCGAATGGAACAAAAGGGCTCCCACCTGTGACGGTGAGAGCCCTTAGTTCTTTTTATGGAATTAATATATAATTAAAAAGGAAAACACCCATGGAACGCTGGATGCAACAACTTAAAGAAACGTATGTGGATATGGTTCACATGCGTTTAGCTGAAAGCAGCTTGAACGTTGGTGCTCCAGGTCAGCAAGGCGAACCCATGCAGCCTGCCATGAGACCCATTAGACCTGGAGAGGCTCCTGCCCAATATCAAGAGTACGGTAAACGAGTCAAAAAAGAACTGGAAAAAGAATGGGACACTGCAGAAGAAGAAAGGCAGAGTGCCAATCTAAAAACAATTGCAGCAGTAGGAGTTCCAGCAATTCCTGTAATCGGTGGTATAGGTGGTGCAGCTATGGCAACAGGCGAACCGTTAGGTGCTGTTATAGCAGGATCCGGTATTGGTTACGGAACTCTTGGCGGAATGGGTGGAATTGCTTACGGATTAGGTAAAGAACAAAATCCGTTTACTACCACACAAAAAATAAAACCGTCCAAACCATCAAAAAAGTAATTTACAAAACCTTAGCACAGTAATCGTACATCACGACTCCCGATGCGGTTCCCACGTTTAGACTACGTACGGAACCGTATTGTGCAATGTACACTACATCATCCGCAATACGGAGCAGTTCCTCGGGCAAGCCCACCTGTTCCTGACCAAACATCATAACTACGTGCTTCTCCTTGGGCCACGCGTACGAATCGATCCTACTGGCTCCTGGCACGTTATCCACGGCCACAAGGTGGAGAGGCATCCCTACCTCTTGTCTCAGGGAATCCAGCGTTTGCACCAGCCCCGGAAACGTTCCAGCGTGTAGCATACGCACATAGTGGTGAGTACCAACAGTACCACGACGATCATATTGCTTAGACCCGTAGATAACCACTTTCTTAGCCAAAAAAGCGTTACTGTTCCTAATGCAAGTAGCGATGTTAAAGTCGTTGTATAGATTGCTGCAAAGAACAGAGAAGTTATTCGCTCGTGTGTCAAGGTCTGCGAGAATCGCTTCATGCTTCCAGTAATGGTAGTGATCAATGATGTTTCGTGATTCACTGCCAGTCCTTGAACAAGTTTCCAAAGTCGGGTCCGTCGTCATTGTTGCGCTTCTTCTTTTTCTTAAACTTTTGAGTGTACGGGTTGTTACCTAGATAAAAATTCTTGTCGTAATACTTAAATTCTGAAAATCCTGGCCAGCCTACTTTATTTAAGCCGTGACTTTCCATACGCATTCCGTGTTTTACTAACCACGAACCAACAGTGTATTTAAACTGTTTAATAGATCCTGTATAGCACTCTCGTTGAGGACTCCAACTACGGTCGTCCATACGGAGTAGAATACCAAATCCCCAATCAATCAGTTTTTTACCAAACCAGATTTTAAATGTATTAAACTTTTTCATAATGCGGGTAAAGGGAATCGAACCCTTGTCTACTGCTTGGAAGGCAGTCGTGCTACCATTATACCACACCCGCGTGTTCTGTCAAGTACTTTTTGAGAGCAAGATCCTTGGCCTTGGTCTCCAGCATAACATCGTATTCTCTGTCCGTATCGAATACAGGCAGAGGACCTTCGATATAATCAGAATGGGCCTGAGGACGCTTACCAATCGCAGATTCAGAATAGTGCGTGTCCGGAACTTGATCTTCTGGCCAAGTGGAAAAACACAGTTCCACAGCACGGTCAACAGTTTCCATATTATGACAAAATCTATGGTGATGGTAATCGTACACCAGACGCACACCACAACCAGAGTAAATCATATTGTACAGATCCATGGGACTCCACATAGATTCCTTGTCATCGTTTTCCACAGTGAGTTGACGCTGAAGGTTGGGGTTCAAGATCTTGTACGTGTCGCAGAAACGCTTGGCGGTAGTAGCCTTGTCCTCATACACACCACCAACGTGAATATTAATATTAAAGTCGTCTGCATGACCCAACAGGTCACCAATCAGCTGGTGCATTTCCAGACACATGATAGACTTTTGTACGATGGCTGTATTAGGGCTTGCAAGGCACGTATACGGCCCCGGATGGCATGACAGGCGAATACCCGCCTCACGGGCAATACGGCCAGCCTCGTTCATATGGGCTGTAATGAGCTTCTGGTGGGCTTCGTCCAGATAATGAAGCTTGTATCCTAGTTCTGGATGATCCATGAACGGAAAAATTCCACTACCGACACGGAATAGTTTAATTCCGTTATCAGCATTCCATTCCATGATCTTTACCAGATCTCGCGTATTAACCGCAGCAAGCTGACCGCAGCGATCAAGGCTAAACCCTGACATACGGAGAGTACGATCAGAAGTAATATAATCTTTCTTCTTGACGTTCTCATTGATGGACAGGTTTTGACAGGCGTAACCGATATTGCGAATAGGCATAATGTAGTGACCCCAGCGGGACTCGAACCCGCAGTCATCGCCGTGAAAGGGCGAGGATTTGGCCAGTTAATCTATGGGGCCTTTGTTCTTTTTCTTTTTAATTACCGGAACAATTCGTTGCTTGTTGTTCTTGTTCAGTGATCTGGCAATAATCATTCGGATATTATTAACATCACCGGGTTGTAGATGAAATCTATTCAGTAGATATTCCAGCACATACTTGGTCACTTTATCTGCTAGAGGATTGGGTTTATTCATGTACATATGTAGTAGGATGCCAGAGACTCGAACTCTGCGGTAGATCGTTATAAGCGATCCTGTGCCACCCGACACGTGCATCCCATGGTCTTATTCTACCTCAGATTCAGCGGGAAGCAAGTTAATTCGAGACTTTTTATTAGCAACATGACCGTTTTCATTCTTAATCATGTAGTTAGACTTCTGACGGTCTTGATCATGACCAAGGCGAAAATTGATATCAGCAAATCCCATATCAATCAAAACATCTTTGTGTTGCTGAAGAAACTCAACAAAACGATTGCACGTATTGAGTGATTCGGCTTCAGGCGTTGTCAGCGGAAAGTCCATGTGGAGTCGAAACATCGATTGGTTCCTGTTCTTGATTTACGTAATTTTCAATCTCTTTACGAAGCTTGTTTAACTTACCATTTATTACAGAGATTTCTGTGCTTATCTGGTGTAAATTACCGCATATAACTTCTAGGGCTTGAACATCGCTGGGTTTACAATTTCTCATAGAGTAATAATTCCTTGATCGGTGGTGTAGTTAATTTCATGAAAAATTTCACGACACCACGGAAGACACAGTTCGCACGGCTTGGCCATGCGAAGTTCACCAAAACGATTAAAACGAACGTTGAGAAGCGTCAACTTCTTATCACGAAGATTGTACGGCACCTTACGGTACGCATCCAGTTCTGAATGCATCTCGTCAAACGGATAACCAATAACCTTGGCCTTGGGATGAGTTTTGAAGAAATTACGACCTGTGGCTACGATTCGGTTCTTGTGGAGAATAAAAGAAACGTGCTTCTTTTGGCGAGGCAGTTCCATACACAACGGGAACGCCTGCTCCAGATACGAATCGATCAGAGTATTGGTCATACTGTAACTATACTCTATTTTTTCTTAGAGTCAACCTTTTTGGTGTCTTTTTTCTTGGTTTTCTTTTTACCAAATATATCGTCCCAGTTTTTGGAATACTGTTCCCAATTTACCGAACGATACTGGTCACCTTTTCCTGCATCGTGTTTACCGCCCATATCAACCTCCAAACTCCCGAAACTGGACTCGAACCAGTGACATCGAAGTTAACAGCTTCGCGCTACTACCAACTGAGCTATTCGGGATTACTATTAAATTTTTTCTGGACTTTCAGACCAAGTAATATCGTGAAGATCGGCACCAGAACACATGAGAAGTGCGTCCATAACGTAACGTTTCATATCAGCAAAACTTACAAAATTTTGTGTTTCGTTGCCGTGTATTACCTTATATTCATTAACTTGTTGTAGAATATCGTACTTATTGATAATAAGTTCTGTGCAACCGGATAGCAGTATAGCTTTCTTTAGTTTATCTAAATTCAGCCAATTCACCAAACGCTTACGCCCGGTAGTAGCTCCGTATTCGCCACCCAGTTCAATAATTTTGTTTAGAACCGGATCATCCCACAAAGATGTTGGGAATAGGGGATCTACTCCACTCTTCGTGTCGTAAGCTTTTGCCACACCGATGATTCGGCGTATCTTTTGGGGTGAGAAACCCAGAGAGCACGCACCATACGGCATCGTAGTACTACTAGTAACGTATGGATAATCACCATGATCAATATCAAGCCATACACTCTGTGCACCCTCACATAAAATTTTACCGTTTAATTCACCATCCCAGAGCCACTGGGCATCCATCATCTCAATCGCTCGTCGGCCTCGTCGGAGCATTTTGTCGGAATAACAGGGAGCGATGCCTTGAGCAGTTGTTCCCAAGTGACCAAGATTTCTCTTATCGTATTCAATGTGTTCTTGAGTAATGATGTGAGCATTAGGTGATATCTTTACAAGATCGGTACTAAATCCTGCAGAACGAAGTGTACGCACTTCTTCAAAGAATTTATCAATATTTATAACACACCCCGGTCCTATCACACACTTCTTGCCAGCAAAAATACCGGAAGGAATGATATGGGTTTTGTGCTTCTGGCCGTTTACGTAAACGGTATGACCAGCGTTTGGACCACCATTCCAACGGCAAACGTAATCGTAATGCTTTGCCATGGCATTAGCAATTTTGCCTTTGCCTTCGTCCCCCCAAGCAAGACCGTAAATAATGTCTACTTGTTCAATCATTGAAAGGATAAATCCTTGGATCGTGTTTGTTTAGTTCTGCTACACTTTCACGAACATCGATATCAGTAAGTGCATCGTTAATAGCATTACGAATAGACAGTAATTCGTTATACGAATAACCGTTAACAAGTTCATCGCAGTCTGTCGCTTCAAAACACGCAACGTACTTTCCTTCGTTTAGAGGGTCGGGATAAACTGTAATACTGGGCCTACGAGCATCACTATGACGCTGCACACCATTTGCAACAAAAGTCTTGTACTTAGACATCATATTTTAATCCTGTAGAAATTCACGCTTTTCTGAATTTTCGTCTAACTTGGTTTTGAATGCTTGATAATCTTTACGAGCATTTTCAAGAACTACACGATGAGCATCAAACCAACCAGCACGATATTCGTCCCAATACAAACCAACTTCCGAAACGTCAGGCATTTCTTTGCCTTCCATGCGGGCATTGTAACCGATATTGTACGCTTGACCGGGAATGTAATTTGGTACACTCATTTATAAATCTCCTTAGTAAAAACACACCCGGCTGGATTCGAACCAGCGACCCACAGATTAGAAATCTGTTACTCTGTCCAGCTGAGTTACGGGTGTATGCTGATGTTTAGTCAGCACCCACGAGCTTTAGACCCTCGGGAGCAACAACCTTCTTTGGGCCCGGAGTGGCAAGACCACTCTTGAACGACATGTATTGAGTAGCAATATCGTCCATAGGCTTTAGAGTCAGGTACACAAAATCTGCAGGAATGTCAATACCGTTCTTGGTATCGGCAAATGGCATCCAACCAACAAACGCCAGACGACCGTCTGGTGTTGGAATTAGAGCCATTGGATCCTCCAGATTCCAACCGGTCTCAGTCTTAGTGGCACGGCAAAGAACGTCTTCACCTGTCTTCATACGCATAATTAAAGTTTCAGTGTTTTTCATAGTACTCATATTATATCTCCTAAATTAAGATTTGCAACCACAAAGTCCGAAGATTTTCTTCCAAAGTGGACAGTCTTCGGGTTTTTCAACAGGCCAACAATTTCCGGGATTCATCTTGCATACAAGTTCTGAATTATCTATTGCGGCCTTTACTCCACTAATCACTTGCTCTTCATTAAGAACAAGGTCTAAAATTCTACCATTTATTTCAGTTTTTGCGTAATATAAATCACTCATAAAAACCTCCATGGTATTTATAAAGAAAATCTGTCCTTTTAAAGGGACAGATCTCCATGATGAACAAACTCCCAAATTGTGTATCAGCGAGTCTTGTAACGAGTACCGTCTGCACGGAACTTGAATACACGACGACCGGGATGCGTGTCACGCATCATGTATTGAGTGCGACCAGTTGGGCTGGTACGAGTCTCAATACGCCAGTTACCAAACTCCTCAACGACTTCGCGGATATCGCTCATCGTGGCACGGAGGTTACGTACACCGAAACGAGCACGAGCCTCGGCTGCGGTGAGAGTACGACCACGCTTGGTGAGGTAGTTGATTACTTTGTTTTGCTTTGTAATTGTACGCATAATGTAAACCTTTTTATAGAAATTTTAGGACATCTCATATTAAGCTCGTTCACTGTCCTGTATGAACGAGTTACGCTGTTTCATTATACTACGGAATTAACCGTTGTCAAATGAAATATCTTGAGAAAATTCTTTGACCTTCATCCACTCTTCACGACGGTAGTTGTCCATAGGTGGAAACTCCGACTTCTTGAGAACTGGATGGTTTAGTGCTTCTCGCATGTGTGCAAGAGTTCGGGCAAGATCTTCCATACTGTCGCCAAATACCGAAGACTGGCTCACAGTGTGATCAATAGGCTTGCCGTCCAGATAATACACTTCGTAGATAGCATACCAAAAATTGTGTGGATCTTCGGTAGTATCGTCCATGATAATTCTGTAATTCCAAGTTACTTTACCTGACATAATTTCTCCTAAGTAGGACGGGTGGGACTCGAACCCACACTACAGACATTTTAAGTGTCTTGACTCTGCCGTTGGTCTACCGTCCCAAATTTTAAAGTATCTCAAACTTCTCTAGTAATTCTTTATTTGTATGTTCTATTGAGTGACAGTTTCCACACAATAATATACACTTATCCGCTTCTTTGTCAATATCTTTTAGTAAAAGTTTATTAGAATTTATTTCGTATGATTTGGTGTTGGGATCTGTGTGGTGAAAATGTAATGCTGCAGGATGTTTATCGTAACCGCATCTAACACACTTTCCACCTAATTTTTTTACCAATCTGATTTTATTTTTCCATCTACGTTTAGACACCGAACAAGAACCACAGACAGTTCTTTTATTTTGTCCTTTTGCTAATCTGGAAGGATGAACAGAAAATGTTTTATTACAATATTTGCAAACCGTCATTTAAATGCCTCCTGCAGGGATCGAACCTGCGACCTATCGATTAAAAGTCGAATGCTGCTACCATCTGAGCTAAGGAGGCGTCACTGATGCCTATAGTATAGCTCACATTTTACGGGAGTCAAGAATTATTTACGATATCTTGAAGGAGTATTTTTTCTTTGTTCCGCACTGTCTTCTAACTGACCGATGGAAGCAGAGTCTGAAGTTTGTATTTTTTGTCCCATTTTTTCTGCTGCCCATGCAGGAGTAGTTTTTATTGCGTCCCAGTTAGCTTTTGCTAGATCCACGACAGCACCTGTGGCTACTGCTCCGGGAGAACTGGTGTCTAAAACATCAGCAACTTGTTTTAATATTGATAATTTTGATATTTTGGAAGTAGAAGTTGCTAATAAGTTAGGGATTGTTGGTGTTTTTGCAATTTGTATTGTGCCTGCTCTTAATGGTCCACTAGAATAACCTTGTATTGTGCCTGCTCTTAATGGTCCACTAGAATAACCTTGTATTGTGCCTGCTCTTAATGGTTCTGTAATTAGAGTAGCCCATTGATCCGGAACAAATCTAGATGATTCTGATGTAAATTTTGATTCTTGTAAAAACTCAATAAATCTTTTCATAAACATATTTAGTAAAACAAAAAACCTCACTTTTACGTGAGGCTTTAGTGGATTATTGGTACGATTCTGCTAGATCCCAATCACAGACAACGCTGAAGTTGAAGCACCTCCAGAAAGCTTTTAAAATATAATAAAGTGCAAAATATTATTAAATATCATAACCAATCCTAGCAATCTTAGGAAGACGACCAATCTTGGCCAGAGCTTCGCGGGTCTTCTTCTTAGCGTTTTGAGCAATCATCTCTTGACGCTGACGAGTAGCGTTCTTCTTACGCTTACGGTGCTTCCAAAAAACTTTACGAGTAGGGGCATTAGGCATAATAATCAATATACATCATAAAAACGTGGTGTCAAAAACATTTCGTAGAAAATATCCACTGTGCTATTTCGTGACCAAATGCAAGATCTGATTCGTAGTGTACTCCCGCATCCATTCTGGATTTAGAAATTCGGTCACTCATATTCATTATTTTATCTGCAAGAAACGGATGCTTTTGAGATAATACCAACGCAAACAATCGTGCTTCCATAGAATGCCCAGAAGGAAACGCAGGACTGTTGGCGTTTGTGTAGATTGTGGGAGTAACTTGGATTTTGTGGTAGTGGCCTAACTGAAACGGACGAGGACGATTGTAATGGTACTTTAAAGCGTATAACAGCCCGTCTGTGTTGTCTGTAATAGTTTCAAACCACGAACGCTGGACAGAAATTCCGTGATTATACAGCATCTGTATCCACATCCCGTAATGATCTTTTTCGCTTTGTTTTGCAAATTCCAGATCAGGGCCACTAATATTTTTTACTTGTTTTTGTAAAGTTTCCAGTTCACGACGAACTTCAGGCGAAACGTTAGACGGATACGGTTTATTAAAAAATCGTTGTTTGGTTACAGGATCGTTATAAAGTGCCCTAAGAGCCTTTCCTTGATCTTGTATTTTTTTTATTTGTGGTACGTTAGGACTACCGTAAACAAGATCTGTTAGTTGGATTCCGTGTAAAACTGGGTTCATACGGATATTTATCCAAATATCTTATGCCACCAACGTTTAAGGATTCCGGGGAATCCTAGCACTCCTCGTTCCAGACTGTACTGCCAACCACACAGGTCTGTAGAACGCATAAATTCTTCCAAACTCATTCGATGAGAACTGGAAGAAGTCATACGCCATGCTTTTACTTCATTAGACAATACCTTGATTTGCTTTAACAGCAATTCTTGGTACTGAATATGAGCGTCTTGGCATTTTTTGTCACACATCACGTAAAGATATTGTTAAGTTGGCGATTCACACGAACAAACGTGGTACACTTAGGTAGATCCTTGAGGCGAGCAGCACCAACGTATGTGCAAGTAGAACGAACACCACCAAGAATTTGTTGCATAACGCCGTCTACAGGGCCAACCGGCTCAACAAACACTCGCTTTCCTTCTGCTGCACGATACGTTGCCACTCCTCCGGAGTGCTTTTCCATTGCTGCCGTTGAGGACATCCCGTAGAACTCCTTACCCTCATCCGTCATCCGACCTGCTGCTTCATCCGTGCCAGCAAACATACCACCAATCATAACAAAATCTGCACCCGCTCCAAATGCCTTGGCTACATCACCCGGACAAGTGCAACCACCGTCCGATAGAACGTAACCACCCAGCCCGTGTGCAGCATCAGCACACTCCATGATGCACGACAGTTGTGGATATCCCACACCTGCAACCTTTCGAGTCGTGCAGACCGATCCCGGACCAATACCAATCTTAACAATGTTGGCACCAGCCAGAATCAGGGCTTCAGTCATCTCACGTGTAACCACATTTCCTGCAATCAGTACCTTGTCAGGAAACAGGTCACGTACCGCCTGTACATAATTAACAAACTTTTCTGTATAACCGTTAGCAACATCAATACAAATAAAATTAATCTGTGGATGTGCCTTAAGAATTTGACGTGCCTTGTCAATTTCTTCAAAGTTTTTACTGCCGTCTCCCATTCCCATGGTGTACACTACACCACACTGACCAGAGTTGTTGCGCATCCATCCACTAAACTCACGATCCCACTCTTCGGTGCTGTAATACTTGTGAATAGCACACATAGAGTCGTGGCGATGCATGGCATCAGCCATCACAAACGTTCCAATGGTATCCATATTGGATGCCATAATTGGAACACCGGTCCAACTGAACTCTTTGTTGCCCGGAAGTTTAAAATTAAACTGTCGGTGGACTTGAACCTTGTTACGGCTATCCAGATTGCTACGCTTTGGGCGAATCAGAACGTCTGCAAAATCTAGCTTGATGTCATCTTCAATCTTCATGGCAATAATATACTCCAAAAAATCAATCAGTCAAAAATCAAACACAAAAATATTTATTTGCCGCCAGCAGCAAAATAACCAGAAATAGATGTACGTAGTTTTGTCATAATTTTAGCAAGAGAACGCCAATCCCTTTGGTCTAACAGATACTCTTCATACGCACTGATTGCTTCTGAAGCACTTTCAGCGAGTCTCTGGCAGTTCTTTTCAAGAAGATCTGATTTTTTATCTTCAGCCATTGGCAACTCCTGTGTTTTATTGGTAGTTTTTTTATTGGATGTCAGTTTTTTCATTTCTAATTAGTTTAAAAACGCGATTTGGATAGAAACTTCTCCATTGGCTTGAATCCAGATCCCAAACAACTACAACTCCTTGTCTATTGTATTTATTTTCAACCGGAGTTACGCCGTTTAGTGTACACCGCATTCGTCTAAACATACCGTTAGTGATTTTATAGAAAAAAAGTGTGCAAATCCCAGCATTTAACTGTTGCATAAGTTCGGCAAACGACGGATTTGTGATTTCAACGGCAGTATTGTCTCGTTTTTCTTGTACACTAACCACCGGTCGGTCAACACTTTTAAGTTCACCGATCAACCGTGATTGTTTTTTCTCTTTTTCGTTCATTTATTCGTAAAAATTTGGATTTTTTTGTCCGTATAAACGAATTATTTGACCTGCAACAGAGTTTGCTTCGTTTTCGCAGGCGGAACCTGTGTCTCCGTTTAGTTCTTCACCGTTTACGTTCTGTTTATGGTGCACTAATTCGTGTGCAATTGAACGAGCAACATCAAAAAGTGCTCTATTCTTAGCGTAAACTTTGATTTTTTGAGAGTTCGGGCAATAATTTGCGGTTGTCATGTTGCCATCACGCACTTGCACCAACATAATTTTTGGTTTTTCTTGTAATTTTAAGTGATCGCACGCAAATTGAACAAAATCGTCCAATTTTTCTTCTAAAAGTAATGAGGTTGTGATATAATTTTTAAATCCTAACATGACAATAGTATTTATGAAAGCTAAATATTAACATGAAATCATTTTTAACTCACCTTCAAGAGAAAAGTCTGGTTGCCCCGTTACTGCTTTCGGCCAGTTTAGGTGCTGGTGCTCCACAAACAGCCCCAACTCCACAACAACCACAAGCACAAAAAGCAGAAACTCCCAAAACCGAACCTTATAAAATTCCAGAAAACATTGCACCACTATATGCAGCCACAGTTCGAGCCGAACACACTGGCTCTGGACTAACCAAACCCGAAGAACTTACATCATTTAATCCTAAACTATACGTACGAACTGCTGCCAGACCCAAAGATCCTAAAGCAGTATCTACTGCGTACGGTCCACTTCAACTAACAAAGGGACTAGTGGCAGGATCTTTTGGTAAAAAAGAAAATAAAGAACTGTACTCAGGTATAGAAGATTTTACCGGTTCGTTTATACAACAAGGTAAAACCATGCTTGCTAAAGGATTAGACGATCCTACGTACGGTGCCGGTTGTAAGGGCGAATTCTGTGATCCCAAGCATCATCAAAATTACCAAAAGCTTGGCGTAGCAGTTATTCGTGGAGAGTTGCGTGAGTTAGGTATTGATGATACCAAGCCTATCTCTAAGAGAGATGCTATACGTTTCCACCAATACCACCGTTTTGGTCCTAAAGGTGGAACCGATCCGCGATACTTTAAACAACTAGAAGATTTTTACAAGGACAATCCGTTACAGTGAATTAATCGTGTATTCTGGAATGTTCTCGTTCTAAACCAGCTAAAATAGAATGTATACCTTTAAATATTTCTTTGTCGTGGGCATCCATCATGGTTTCTACACTAGTAATACTTAACTGTGTATCTTGAGATGGCGTTCTGCCTTTTCTTTTTTTAGTCTTTTTTACTGCTGCTTTTTGAATTTTTCTAGAATAAACTGGCTGATCGTCTTTTACTTTGTCATAAGAAAGACCACGCAGATTTCCGTTTTGTAAATTTAATA